TCATTCATACCAAGAAGATGTATCTATCTCCAACTCTTCGGAAATAATTTCAAACTTTTCCGGATCACTGACATGTGACTTCATGCTTAGCACGAATGGATAGCTTTCACTTATCTCACACAGATCATCCTTGGGCCCGTACTCCTGAATCACATAAACCTCCCCCCTGGCTTCAATATGAATAAATCCCTCATCAATTCTTAAACACGCAACCTCTTCCACTTCGGTATATTCGATACACACGTGATTTGCAAGTTCGGACAAGCTCTCAGGTATTGCACTAATTGCAGTTGAGACTACAGCCTTGTTAACTTTTTCTTCTAAGCGCTCAATGACAAGCGCCTCAATATCTTGAAGACCACCGAGAGAGCCCCGCGAGATACAAATAATATCTTTCACCCCCTCAAAAAAATCTTTTGGAGACACATCGAAGTATTTTTCAGTAATATGTGTATATTTATTAAAGAAAAAAAACTCTTTCAGAAATTCTTTTATACAACCATTTAGATCATCAAGTACCACTTGCCCAAGGTATGCATCCGACAAATTCGATTGAGCGCAATATTTAAGATGTTGGCGCCGGGTGACTTCATGACTATCGCTCTCGCGCACGTACCAGCTAGCAGTTTTGACCTTTTCTGGCGGCGCTTTTCGCTGGATGACATGCAGCACGAGCTCTCGCATTGAATAAGCGAAGTTGTGAAATCTTAAGGGGTTGCCATGGGCCGCGTAATTTCTCAGGCTGGCGATGAAAAGCCTTTTCTCAAAATCTGTCTCCAACAACGACTCAAAATCCTGGATAAAATCTAGCGCTAATAGTTTTTTGAGTTTCATGGTTATCCTATGGGTTTTGACTTCATGAATTATGACGACTCTCAGCTACAAGCCTAAACCGCCAGATAGAGCGGTTTCATTTAGCAAAAAAGGTTCGTCTGACTTCTTAAATGCCGGAGGCTGGCAGTTATGGGTCGATGTCTTACAATTATAACGGTTTACTTATGATTTTTTACAAACCCTCTCCTCCAGTGGCCAGCCGACTGAAAACAAATTTCAACTCTACCTACAAAATACCTTCCATAAATGCTGCAGCTGCGTCGTATAGCTCTGACTCATCATCTCCCGCCTCATCCCCCAATCGGGATTACTCGGCACACTTGCCGCACGCAACGTTCCCCTACCCCAGCGGCCATTGATTTCATCAAGCACTGCCATAACCCTGGATGCTTCTGCCGGCTGGTTAACAGCAAATAGATCGTCCGAAAACTCACCAGGCTGCCGAAGGTCCAGCAGCAAGACCTCTGCCTTGCTGTACTTAAATCCGGGCTGAAATACATGATCGAGAGCATCCACTGCAGCCCTTGTGAGCAGACGTACATCGTCTGTGGGGTACGGAAGCGTGACCACCACTCCCTTAGCGTATTTGGCCTCATCCGGATTGAACATGCCGGTGCGGATACTGACCCGAACCTTTTTGCAGTAAGACTTCTGGGCGCGCAGCTTTTCCGAGGCCCGCATCATGTAGGTGGCCACCGCCTCTTTTATGGGTGCCAGTTCAGTTAGTCGTTTGCCGAACATGCGACTACAACAGATTTCCTGCTTTGGCGGATCGGGCTCATCCAGCTCAAGACAGGGCGTCCCGGCCAGCTCGCGAGCGGTCTTCTCAATAACGATGCTGAATTTTTTACGCAGCGTCCACGGGTCAGCCTTGGCCAGGTCCATGGCAGTACGAATGCCCATTGCTTCAAGGTGTGCGGTCATTTTCCGCCCTACCCCCCACACCTCAGACACGTCTGTATTGCGCAGCACCCAGTCGCGTTCGAAGTCCCCGCAAAGGTTTACGACCCCGCCGGTTTGGGCCTGCAATCGCTTCGCTGTATGGTTGGCGAGCTTGGCCAGGGTTTTTGTATGAGCTATCCCTACACCTACCGGGATGCCGGTGCATTGGAATATGCGGCTGCGTATTTTCCGGCCCATGGCCGAAACGTCAGCTATGCCGGTCAGGTCAGCAAATGACTCATCGATGCTGTAGACCTCCACCGCTGGCACCATAGCTTCAATCAAGCTCATAACTCGCTCGCTCATGTCGCCATACAGCGCATAGTTCGATGAGAAGGCGACAATGCCCAGCTTCTCCAGGCGATGCTTTATCTGGAAATACGGCTCCCCCATTTTCACGTGGGGCTTGGCGTCATAGCTGCGAGCAATAACGCAGCCGTCATTGTTGCTCAGTACCACGATGGGCACCTTGGCCAGATCAGGACGAAACACACGCTCACAGCTGGCATAGAAGCTGTTGCAATCGATGAGCGCGAAAACTGGATCTGGCTTAATTGCCATGGCTGCGCACTGTGTAAGTGATCACTCCCCAGATGGAAAGATCGTCGCCTTCCAACACGTGCCGGTCTGGGTATTTCGAGTTTTCAGACTGAAGAATGACGCTCTTTTCTCGCAAGCAAAGACGTTTGCAGATCGGATCGTTATTGAGCAGCGCGACAACCACATCGCCGTGGACTGGTTCAAGTGAGCGGTCGACAACGGCCACATCCCCGGAATAGATCCCGGCGCCCTGCATACTATCGCCATCAATAGATACCAGGTAAACGTTCGGAGCTCGGATATTCAGCAGTTGGTCTAACGAGATTTCCTTCTCGAGATGGTCTGCAGCTGGCGACGGAAATCCGGCCGGGACCTTGAAAGAACCAAGAGGCAGGCGAATGCCTCCTTCAGCAATTGGACCCAGAGAAGTGAAGCTCATGACGCACGCCTTAAGTTAACTGTATGTACATACAGTTAACTGCGGCGCGTGATTTTGGTCAATTTGTCTGTAAGGATTTTCGACGAGAGGAACATCCCGAGCACTTGGAGCTACGCTCTGAGAAGGTTCTCTTTGCGAGAGGTCACCACCATGTGCGGACGATTTGTACAGCATCAGGGCATTTCTGATTATCTGGAGGTGTTGGCACCTGACCGGATCGTCGTGAGCGGGTACGACAATCAGCCCATAGGTCGTTACAACGTCGCTCCCGGCACGCGCGTCAGTATTCTTCACAGCGTAGATGAGGGACTACGGATTGATTCCGTCCACTGGGGCTGGGCGCCGTTCTGGGCCAAGGACAAACGCCCTGACCCGATCAACGCCAGAGTGGAAACAGTCACAACCGGGAAGTTTTTCAAGCAACTCTGGCCCAAAGGCCGCGCCCTGGTCATGGCTGACGGATGGTATGAGTGGGTCAAGGATCCGGATGATTCTAAGAAGAAACAGCCCTACTTCATTCGCCTGAAAACTCAAGCTCCGGTGTTCTTCGCGGCGTTGGCCGAGGTTCACACTGGGCTGGAGCCTCATGAAGGGGATGGGTTTGTGATTATCACTGCTGCCAGTGATCAAGGGATGGTCGATATTCATGATCGACGGCCGGTGGTGTTCTCACCCGAGCATGCGCGAGAGTGGATGGGCAGCAACCTCGATCGGAAAGTCGCGGAAGATTTGGCGTTGAGCTGTTGCCAGCCAACTGAGGACTTTGAGTGGTACCCAGTTGGAAACGCTGTGGGAAATGTGAAAAACCAGGGGCCCGAGCTGGTCAGGCCGCTGAAGTCATAAACACGAAAAATTGCAGTGGCACTCCGCAGTTCTAATGCAGTGCCTGTGATCCATCTGCAATCGCTCGAGGGTGATAGTCGGTAACCGCCTGGTAGAGCGAGTCAGCCAACAAACGGAGTCGTTCTATCTCTGCTGGAGGTTTACCTGCTGCTTCGGCCTCTCGATGGTGACGCATGGCTTCAATAGCCTGCTGGAGTAACGGCTCTCCTGCTTCGATCATTCCCAATATCGTCTGTTTCATTTATGCATGCTCGCACACCTTTGATCTCACGCTGTCATGCATCCATTACACTCTACGCGGCCACCATTATTCGCCTAACTGAACGCGGCAGCTCACATATGCATCGCTACCAGGTACTGCTCCGTAGGAACGGCATTTGGCATCATCCACATAGTCTTTACCTGCCTTGGCGTCGGACAGGTTCTTCAAGCTCTGTTGCCGAATTTCATACCCTTTAGTTCCTGGCAAGCAGTCATCCCAGGCAATGAGTCCCGTTGCGCAGTCCAGTGGGTGGTTAGCGCAACCGGCAATAAATATCAGCAAAAAAGACAGCATTACAGTTTTCATGATCGACCCTCCCCGGCCGGCACGGAGTTTGCCACTCTTTAATGCGCAAAAGAACGAACTAGCGTTACTCATCGTGCGACTGCTCTCGCGTAAGCCTGGCAGGCCTGCAGCGCGATCAGTCCTTGATCGCCGTCGCCGGTGATTCCGATAATTCGTTGAGCATGCGCTGGGTCAAGTTGGGCTCTCGCGGTTCCATAAACCACGCCGCCGGCGCCGGTGGTGGCTTGCACTCCGTCACGACCATCTGAGTCGGTGGCGTCGAGTAGGACTGACAGCCGCACGTCAGCAGTAGCAAGGCGATCACGCAGGCGTGCTTGTTTGGTTTGTTCATCGGTCAGGGCTCGGTAATGGGCTTGGTCACTGGCTGCCAGCCATTGCTCCAGGGCAAAGCGTTTATCTTGCTCCTCGAGGACCAGTGCTGAATGTGCATTGGCCAGATTCGTGAACTCCAATTGATGCGCCGCGCTTAGGTCGGCCAGTTGTTTTCCGTAACGCCAGGCGTCCACTTTCCATGTGGAAAAAACGGAACACCCCACCAGAACAGCTAGGCCTACCCAGCGCCCCAGGCTCACGCCACTACCCTCAGTGCTCGCTCGTACTGCGCAATGAGATCCTGCATCCGGTGTTCACGTTGCCCGTACCCAGCACCAGGAAGGCTCGCCCAGATGTTTCGGCACTTATCGATGGCAACCTCGACTCGACCCGCAATGACATCCGGAATCGCTCGGCATTCTCGAATGTGCTGGATGGCGAGCCTGTCCTGGCTTACAGGACCAAAATCAGGAAGTTTCAGAAGATCGCGATAGTGCGGCCAGTCCTTGAGCATTTGCTGGTAGCGGCCGGAGGCGTTCGATGTCAGCCCTTTGCTGTTGATCCGCTTCGACTTCCGCCCCCTTGAGAAAGGGTGCGTTGCGTAATTAGTGAATAACTCAAGCTTGCCGTCGATGCCTGTCACGATGACGTTATAGCCATCATCAGATCGTTTCAGGTAATCGCTACCCAACTCCGACCAAGCAAGCACATCGAGGAATGCGAGCAGGTTACGGCCAATGCCTGGCTGCTCTGTAATTCTTGTCATAGTCAAACTCCGGATGTAGAAACGCCGGCAACTGGGCCGGCGTTCGGGAGAATCTGCAGCAGTTGCTGCACAGTGATGGACATGGCTTTCTCCGGGCAAAAAAAACCGCACCAGGCGGGAGACTTACTCTTCAGTGACTACTTCGAGGGGCGGTGTTTTGGACTTGGGCATTTCAAGTCTGACGTCGATCCAGCTATTAGACGGAACATCCATTGGCGCGCCACGCCCCGGCACCATCTCGCCGTCATCAGAGAGCGTCCAACGCTGCCTGAACAGGCTGATGATCACTGTACCGTCGGTTTCCTGCCGGCTAGAAGTGACACCCAGGGTACGCCCACCATCGGGTGAACAGGGGTCTTGGGTTCGCCAGCCTTCCATAGCAAGACCAAGGCTGCCAGTAATGCGGTACTCGCCGACACCCTGCCGTTCGACGCTCACACCGCGAGCCTCGCTGTTCGCAACACCCCAGATGCCGGCAGGTTCGAACGTCTGCTCACGCAGATCGAGGCGCTGGCTATCGGCGACATTGGCAATACGCAGAATCGGCGATGCTGCAGAAAGTACGCCGCCCGAGCCACGCGTGGTGTTACCTGTGTGATAAAGCTCAATCTCGGGTGTTAATTCACCTGAGTACATAGATCGAAACTTTATTGTTCCGGTGCTGCCTGGAGTGCCATATGGCCACGCGATCATTAGACGGTTGCCGCCAGCGGCATATGTAAAAGATTGCTTGTACCAATACCCCGTGCCACCTGTAGGGCCATTTCCCGGGTTAGGTCCGAACAGGACTGGATCAACGCCCTGACCAGTGTTTGAGCCCCAAAAGTCCCCTGTTGTAGTTGTGAGTGCGCAGCCAAGGCGCTCGGCGGTAGGTAACTGTCCCGCGCCAATGCCCGTATTTGCAAAAGCCGCGGTCCCAAGTTTCGCTTGCCCGTCATAGAGCTCCTGCGTCATGTGATTTATCTTTTGGCTGGCCACTCGAGGCGGATCGCCACCGAGCCCTGAGGGCGGTGTACCCAGGATGATTTCTTGTCGTGCCATGCAGTTCTCCAGGCGAAAAAAAACCCGCATCCGGGCGGGCTATATGTGAAGTGACGGCTGGCCCTCAGCCAAAAGGGGCTGGTGGCAAGTTCCTGGTATCAATCGCCAGCACTGTCAGTGGTTCGTTTACCAGATAGCCCGTGAACCTGGCCGCGCCACCACCCGGGAATGAATCAGATTCCGAGGCGTAACAGATTAAGGAAAACACAAAGCCGTTCGCTGTTTTTCGGCCGCCTACGGTCATGCTGTAACCGTCATTAGAGCCGTGGTAGTAATCTCGGTTATGGGTAATCGCGAGGGCAATGTCAGGCGTATTTTCAAAGTCAGAAACGGTGTACGTGGTGTTGCTCATAAACAGCGGAATACTGGGTGGAATGACAATCAAGCGGTGTACTTTCATGACAGGCCAGTCCGAGTTGTACATCACCTGCCCAGCGTCATTGAACACCTCAAGCCCGAAGTTGGGTCGGTTCGGTTCATAGTCGTCAAAAACAAGGACTTCAACATTGCCACTAATGGTTGTGTTGCCCCACCTGGCCAACACCAGGTAGTGAAGACCGTTGTACTCGTACTGATAGACCAGTACGACGCTATCTCCTGCCTGGGCCTTCATGGCGAAAACAGGCGCATTGAAGCCACTCGCAGGTACTTGAACCTGGATAGTTCGATACACCAGATTCGGGCGCGAATCCCAGGCAGAGGGTGGGTAGGATCGCCGGTACCGCAAGCTCATATTTCGGCTGCGATCGTCAATCGTAGTGGTGCCGTCATCGTTGAATAGCTGAAAGCCCGCAGTCATTTAGGCCACACCATAATGAATGGTGCCGTCCTGAGGCCCATCCCCGAACTCTCTATTAGCAAAGTCAGTGGCCGCCGTGCGCACGTAACTCCAGGTCATCGTCCCCCCCGAGAACTCTATCCGGGGCGACACAAAACAATAGTCGTGACGCCCTCCAGGCTTGGCCGAGTTAAACGGAGTGAAGAAGGCAAACGGGGTACCCGTCAGCAAGCGATCATCTGAAATAGACCCCGACTGGAATCGGTTCAAATACCCCGCCGGCATATCGATTGTGGTCGAACCTAGCATTCGGCCAAAGCGATCGGTGACGGAGGTTCTAACGCTGCCGTCTTCGTTGTAGGTTTCAAGTCCTGCGGTCATTTACCAAATCCCCAATCTCAATTTGAGCGAGCCGCCAGGCGTGTAAACGCTGACGAGTTGGTTGGTGATGGTCAGCCTTCCGCCCCCCTCCACGTTTCCGTTGATCTCAAATGTCCCCACCTTATCCAGTCGCCAACCAGATACACCCGGCGAGTAGTTGATTGAGCTGATGTACTCGCCAATTTTGGCATTGGTGATCGCGCCGTCCTGAATAAATGCCGACTGCATAAACACCTGCCCGTTCTGCACCACAAACGGCGTAAATACCTGCCCACCGGCTAGCGCGCCGACTACTGCAAAGCGATCGGCACTGACCAAAAACTGGCTCTGTGTCACGCCATTGGCATCCGTTTCAATGCCCAGCCCGATGCCGGCGGTGACCAACTGGCCATTCGCGTTGACCTGCATTTTAACCGACCACATAGCGTCGGCTTTGCCTTCCAGATCAGCCTGGGCCTTACTCACAACCTGAACTGCAGCAGAGGTTTCGCCCACTTGCGCGGACACTTGGTTGATCTTGCTGGCCATCGCCGCATTGGCATCTGCAGTGGCTGTGGCCACGTCGATAATGCTCGCAGCGTTCTGACCTACCTTGGCCTCAACCACATCTGTCCTGATTGACTGAGCAAAGTCGCGCTCGGCAATCGCGGACATGATCGACCAGGCGCCAGCCGAAGAGGTTTCGTCGCCGGCGCTACCGCTCTCATCCCCTGCGGAGCCGGAGTCGATAAACGCGTACACGCCATCGACCTTTTCTGCGGTGGCCGTGACCTTGCCGTCGAGGGTTTCAACTGTACCCTTGAGAGAACTCAAGCCGCCGGCAGTGGCCTCGAGTCCCGTTTCCGGATCAGTGACCTTGGCGTTGATCGCGCTCAGCTGCTCGGCCTGCGCCGTTATCTTGCCGTCCTGCTCAACGATGCTCGCCGAGTTCTTCTGCACCTGGAGCACTAGGGCGTTGGTGGTTTCAGCCAGAGTGCCCATGTCGAGCCAATAGGTCGCATCGGGCGGCGGATTGCCGGTGGTGGCTGCGATCGCCTGAAACAGCCGATTGCCCAGGCGCACTACTTCGCCCGAGGTATAGGGCTTGGTGTTGTCGTACTCCAGCGCATCGGTGATTTCACCGATCAGGTCTTCCAGTTCCTTTTTGGCAGCATCAAGCCGGTCACTCACAGACCCCGGACCGGTACCGTCAATCAACTCCAGCCGGTCGAGCAAGTGTTTGCCCAGCTCGGTCTCGCCGATTTTGCCGGCGATCATATCCAGAATCGGCCCGGCTTCGGCACTGGCCTGCCCCATGACCCCGTCTTTGACCGGATAAAACGGGCCGATATTGCCGGTACGATCCACCAGTCGCGCCCAGAAGAATAACTGCGCGCCAGCGGCCAAACTCTGCAAGCTGTAGTCGTTCTGCGGGTAGGCCAGATCCGACAGCTTGGCGGCGTTCTCCAGGCTATTGGACGGGCTGTACCAGATCTCAGTGCGCTGGGTATCGTCTGCACCTGGTGGGAAACCCCACTTGAGGCCAATCTCGAAGAGCTTGCTGTGAGTGGTCAAGTAGCTGATCGCGGGCGGCAAGCCTTCCTTGCCGTTCAGTTGGGTAAGCTGCGACGATTTCCAGATTGAGGAAATATCAAACGCACTGACCGCGCGCACACGGGCCAGATAAGCGCCCGCGTAGATGCCGGTGACGTCCACGCTGGACGAGCCCGTGCGCTGCACCTTGATCCAGTTCCCGCTGTCCCTGCGCCACTCAACGTCATAAGCGACGGCACCTGCCACTGACTCCCAGGCAATGGTCATGGTGGTCACTGCCAGGCCTTGAGCAATCGACGAGTTCGACGTCAGTGTGACACTGGCCGGTGCCGGCACCACGGTGATTGGGATCACACTGATGGGCCGCTCTTCCAGACGGGCACCGGTGTCGATATGCGCGAACTTGCTCGGGTCATACTGCACGGCCGAGATTTCAAATACGCCGGGCTCTGGTCGCGACACGCTGGTGACCCGGTAAAGCGGTACCGCGAGATCGTCAGCGTCCAGGCACCAGACCAGTTCCGGTTCAGGCGCGACGGAGTACGCAGTGGTGACCGTAACTTTGCGCCCACTGACCAGCTGAATCGTGCGGCCTTCACACTTGCCGTCGGGCAGGTTGAGGATCAGGCGATCGCCGGGTTTGGCCGAGGTATCGCGGTCCAGGGTAATGACTTTGCCGCCAACCGCCGCCACCAGTCCGCCCACTGGCCGACCGGCGATCAACTCGTCAGCAATCGGGATCACAAACCCCGGCAACGGGATGCGCCCGGCCAGCCCTGTTCTGAACGTCACCGCCCGATCCTTGACGTTGGTTAGCAGCGCCCATTTGCCCCGGCGCTGCGCTTCGGACTCACGAGTGCAGCCAATCGCACTGATCTCCAGTGGATTGTCACCATAGCGGCGCTGCAACTTGCTGTCAGTCACCGCTGTGACGTCGGTGTCGTAGTTGTTGGCCGGGTTGTCGTAGCTGATCAGTGCGCGGCTGTAGCGTGTGCGTTCCGAGGCACTGCCATAGGTGAACTTGCCATCAATGACGTTGGCCCGGGTGTAAGCGAAATCGAAGTCGGTTGCCCGGGGCATATCTGATAGCGAAACGACCTGGCCCTGCGCCCAGTAGGTCATGCCGCGGTAAATCGCAGAAATGTCCCGCAGCAGCGTCCAGGCATCTGCTTTGCCTTGCAGGTTCAGGTTGCAGATAAACCGCGGCTCCATCCCGCCCTTGCCGTCCGGCACAAGTTGATCGCAGTACTGAGCGATGCGGTACAGCTCCCACTTGTCGACCTGCCACGGCTTGATCCGGCGGCCCAGACCGAAGCGGTCGTTGACGGTGATGTCGTAAGTCATCCAGACCGGGTTGTCGGTCCATGCCTGTTTAAAGGTGCCATCCCAGATTCCGATGTAGGACCTGGTGCGAGGATCGTAATTGCTCGGCACTGACATTTTGCGTGCATCACATTCAATCGTGATCGCCGGGATATTGCGGAACTGTTCAGCAGAAAACTCTATGTAGAGCAGCGCCGTATTCGGGTAGCGCAGCTTTGCATCGATAACCTCGGTGATGCCGGCAATCTGCATCGTGTCGGCGATTTTGTTGTTGTTCTGGTTCACAGTGATGCGAGTAACGCGCAGCAGCCAGCCGCTCGCGGCCTTGGGTAAATCAATACGCCGAGTGCGCTCATAGGTGCTGGTGGTCTTGCCGTCTGCTGCCTCACTCAGCACCTGCGTGTAAGCGCCGCCATCCGTGGCCAACTCAACCTTGTATTCGATCCGGTAGCCGTTGATGTTCCCGTTGGCATCAACTGACTGCAGCATCGGCCAAGCAAAGCGAAGACGCACAGCGGAGAGTTGGGTATTACTGATAGCCCGTACCCACGGCGTGCCGCTGCGCAGCTCAATGCCCAGGCTGGTCTCATTCTCAACCGAAGGTATCCCAGGGATGTAGGGCTGCTCCACGGAGCCGGTGCGCCACTCCCAGTTCACATTCGGGAAATTGAGATTGCCTTGCTCGTCCTGCAGAGGGGTGTTGTCGAGAAAGATGTTTTTGGCCGTAGGCGTCCCGTCAAACTCCCCCTCGCCCACTGCAATTAGCATTTTCGCCAGGGCAATAGAGCGCAGGCTGTCCGGGGCTTCAGTCGGGGTCTTTGGCTTATCTGATCCACCCTTGGCACCGTGGATATCAATTAGCGATGCTGCGCCCATGCTTTTCTCCAGGCAATAAAAAACCGCCTCATGGGCGGCGCGGTGTTCGTGAGTTTCTACATCTGGTCTTCGGCGTAGATGGCAGCACTGATGATTGCCCCACCCCAGCGTCGGCGGCCGTAGCACAGAGACACTGGGTTGCCGGAAGCGGTGGTGTTTTTGGCGCTGCCGAAGGCGTTGCCAGGAGTATTTTCGGGGGCTGCGCTGGTTTTGAGACCACCAGCCTGAGGGCTGAGCATTTGGATTACGCCGCCAGCGACCATGCCCACACCTGTTGCGAAAAGCCCGGCGGCTACCGGCGGTGCCCAGAAGGTGAAGAACGAAGCAGCAATAAGTAAAGCGCCAACAACTGTTTGTAGTACACCAGCGCGCTTGCTGCCTGTAATTACCGGCACGATCCTGATGTCGCCGCGGCCCTGATACCCAAGCTCACCCTCACCGATGTTTCGTTTCCCGCGGAAAACTGCGAACTCCAGACCTTTGGCCTTGGCCGAACTGATAAAACGCTCGAATCCCGGTACTTGGATACACAGAGCTTTGATTCCCTCCGCAGGCGTTCTGACAGCAAGCCTGTATTCCTTGCCAAATTGACGCAGTGCACCGCAGAGGCGAATGGTTTCGAGCGGCGAATTGTCAATTGCAGATGCGGCCATTACTTTTCTCCGGACATTAAAAAACCGCCCGGAGGCGGTTTTATGAAATGTGAACTCAGTTGTAATCGACATAGGGGCCGATGTAGAAGCCACTCATATCACCACTGATCCTGTAGAGGCTTTCTTTGTTAGCTTGAACACTGGCCGAAATGGTTCGAATCGCCGCGCCAGCACACAGCCCGGAGCCTGCCAATCCAGCCCCAAGATTTAAATTGCCAGCAGGCAGATAAAAGCTCGCGCGCTGACTGGTGCCAATCTTGCCGGCTTTGCGCCCATCAACGTACACGACGATATCGCAGCCCGACCCAACCATTCCGGAATCCCGGACGACTGTAATCACGCCACTCTCACCAGCAGGCTTTGACTGGAAAGCATAAAGCTCATCAGATGGAACCGGCTTTGCCTGGCTGACCGGTATGGGTGAAGAGGCACACCCCGCCAGCAGCGCTACTGCCAGCGCACCTATCAAAATTCGCATGTCGTTCCCTCATTTTTGCTTGGTGTAGTGGGTTCTATTTAAAGCTCGTCGGGATGGGTGGCACCTCAACAACCTTTCCGTCCAGCATCCTGAAAGAAATCACTCGACTCGCCCCTGTCATGCCGTTTGCATGACTCCAAACCCACATCTGACCATCAGCCCGGGAAACCACTGAGTAAGGAGGCCCCATGATTTGGGTGACTTGGTCCTCAGTCATCCCAACCTGAACCTTCCTTGCATCGTCGTACGAAAAACTTGTACCTGCACATCCTGAAAGCACCAGCGCCAGAACAGCTACAGCGAAAAACTTTGAAATCCACATGATCACTTCCTTGTTCCGAAAACGCTGACTGTACCCCGTACCTGTCCGGACATCCAGCATGGATGGAATGCCAGTAACGCCGACATCAATGCAGATAGTAGCCTCCTGCCTTCACGCAAGGATTTCCCAGTCCTTCGCCTGCAAGCCCAAGGACTGGGATAGCGCCAACATCGGCGCGCTTTAGAGGCCTAGGAGGTCAAAATGGAAACACCAGATATGCGAGAAATTAAAAAAGTGGTGAACTCGCACGCCTCGGATATTCAAGCATTGACCGCAGTCGTCCACGGCTTGGCAGCTCAACTATTTGCTTCTCAGGGGCAAGAAGGTTTGGATGCAGCTCAAGCTAGGACCATGACAATTGCAAAGAGCATGGGATCTGCATTCAGCGTAAGACCGAATAGCACTTTGATTTCTCAGGTATTTGGCAACGCCAAGCAACCTATTTAAGTGGGCCTAGATTAAGCGCAAGCTCCAACCTTGAAAGCCGGCGCTCCAACAGGTCGGCTTTCTCTTGTGAGTGCTCGGCCCAGCCCTCTGGCAATTCAATCCCGACGCCAGAAACCATAAGTTGCGAAACGCAGGCGTCATCAACTGCTACCTGCGAAAGAACGACCTGCCCGTTTTCAGTCATTGCAAATGGCTGACTCATAAAGTCTCCTGCGGCTGGCCGCATCATGTGGTTGGTTGTGCATCTTTGTGCCTGAGAATCAGGCGAGTGCGGTCATGCCACGGGCCGCCGAAAACTATGATTTCGGAAGGCCTACCGTACAGGTGATGCAACAGGAATGGCCCAGGGCCGAAGGTGTTTGACTCCTCGTCTGAGAGTGCCGCATCGGTGCCCAGGTATATCCCTGCATGGTTCGGGTGCGCGGTCCGCCCCACGGCCATAACGATCATGTCCCCTCGCCGCGGCTGGTCAACTCGATAGAACCCAGCAACCTCGTAGGCCTGCTCGTACAAGCTCGGGCCGTCGGCCTGTTCCCACCAGCCGTCCTCGCGTTTGAAGGCCTCGAACTCCAGCCCCCACTCGCGCTTGTACCAATCAGCGCAAACCTGCCAGCAGTCCCAGGCACCATGCACGAATGGACGATTCAGCAGCGGCGTGCTACCAGTCGGGGTAATGCTGCGCAGATCCGCCTCGGGCCAGCTCAGGATGTGCCAGGGCAGTCCCGTCGCCTCGCACATGGCCAGATCGCGTGCTGACGGCCGACTGGTGGCGTCCGGGTGCGAGTGGACAATGCCGATCACTTCGCCCAGATCTTCCGCCGTGGCGTAGTCCTCGGGATCGATACGAAACTCTTCATTCGGCTCTCTGGCTATGTTCTGGCACGGTAAGTACTGCTGCTTGCGCCCGATTGCCAACAGCAGGCCGCAGCACTCTTTCGGGTACTCGGCAGCCGCATGCGCCTGTATCGCGCTCAGGATGTGTTTGCGCATGATCAGCTCCGGGCAATGAGGGACACAGCGGGGAATCCACCGTGGGGTAGCTCTTCGTTTTCGCCGAAGCGCAATTTGCAGGACGACAGACAGCCTTTGCAGATGTCCTTGCTTGGGTCGTCGGTCGGGACGTCTTCGTCATCAAACATCAGCCCGCCGGTGTAACTGCAGTTCGGCCCTCGATAGCCACCTGTCATAGCCCAGTGGCAAAACGTCGTCATTTGTCTGCCAGGCAACCCGTGGTTGTCGATCTCGCCCGGCGACGACAGATCCCACTGCACCTGCTCGCCGTCTTCACCGGTCTTCTGGTCGATAAACCAGACGTCCAGAGCCTCTTGAGTCGGGTCGGCAGTCGGGTTGCCCTCAGGGAAGTTCTCCGCATCGAGGTACTGGGCCAAGGTCTCGCGCACAGTGAGTTTGAACTTGAGCAGGTCTTCGAACGCCAGACACAGCGCTGTGATCCGGCCGCTGACATTACCCGCGACAAAGGTGGGGCGCGTCGCACTGCCATCGCTGTCAGCGCCAATGCCTTCGATATTCACCGGCCAAGCGGCGTACTCGTTGCCTTGCCAGAAGATCGACTTGGCCGGCAAATCGCCCGGTGAGCCGGCTGCAGCGGCCAACTCTTCCGGGGTGTGCGGAATTGCATGCCCGTGGAAGCGCAATATATCTGCGCCGTAATCGCTGCCATCGATTTCAAGCAGGCGCACTTCGCCGCCGGGCTCCAGTTTCTGGATGTCCGTGATTAATGCCATTGGGGGTTACCTCAGGGGTGAAACGCTTGCTCAAACGTGGCCGACAGGGAATAGACCTGACCGCCACGGGGCGATGGTTTGTAGCCGTTGCACTTGTACAGACCAAGCTCGCCAAGCGGCGGCGTCCAGAGAAAAGCTTTTGCTCCTTGGTGTCGATCAAGAAACGCCATGATGGCTTTGATCCTCTCTTTGGGGCCGGTGTGCATGAACGGCCAGGTCTGGGATTTGTTGTTTATCCCGTCTGAAACAGACTGCTCGTAGTTATCGCCGAATTTCTTCGTACGAACACGCTGCCTGACCTCCCCCTCGCCTTTCTCGCTCTGCCAGATAAAGGTTTCGATCGCCATAAATCATCCTTTTACGTTGCGGCTACTGACTCCGCCCTGACGCCAAGATTTGGCAATTTCTTCCTTGGCTACGGTACGCATCCGCTCCTGCATGTTGCGCTGGAAAGCTTCGGTGTCGAGTTCTGCTCCTTCCGGGCGGCCTGACTCTTCATCGGTCATCACCATGATAGGCAGGCTTAGATTGACCGTGGTTCCTCCACCACCGCTCATTGCAGCGATACCTGGGCCACCACCAGCATTCAGAGGTGTCACGCTGCCGCCCGCGGCACCTGTCATCAAGAACGACTTGCCACCCTGGTTAAAAAGCTCCGGCCCCTTCTCGTTCACTTCATACAAGGTGTTCGGCGCAACACCACCGCCCGCGGCACGGCCGCCGCCGTAGCTCACAGGAGCCAGGTTCTCACTGAAGCCCGATGTGCCTACGGTTGAGCCGCCACCTCCAAAGTACGAACCAAATGCGCTACCGACAAGACCGCTCAATAACCCAGAGGCGGCCTGCCGCGCAGCGATGCGAGCCATATCCGCCAGAATCGACTTGGTGAAGTCAGCAAACGAGAGCTTGCCAGTCATGGCGAAATTGACGACTGCGTCTTCCATTGAGCTGAAAGCGTTGCTAAAGAGAGCCTTCGTCTGGCCGGCAACGTCCCGAGCGCTGTCCAGATAGTTCTGGAAAGCCGAGGTAGCACCATTGCGCCAGTCGCTTTGGGCAGCAGACATTTCCTGGTAGTTGCTGAGGGTGGTTTCCTTGAGGTCTGATTCGCTTTTGTTGATCGCGGCCAGTTTCTGGATGTACTCATCCGCGCTCATGTTGCGCGCGGCATCAGCCTTGTCCCGTGCCAGATCCAGTCGCTGCTGGTTGGCCCTGTCTTCGATGCCGTTGAGTTCACCATTGAGTGCGTTCTGCCGATTACCTTGACCAACACCAGCCGCCGCGCGCTGACCGGCCTGCTGTAGCGCTTGGTTCTGCCGCGCCAGCGCATCGATGTAGCTATCGATCGCCAAGGTCTGCTTTTTAAGACGTCCCTCCTGATTGATCTCCAGCACCTTGAGCTGGCTGTCAGCATCATGCTGAGCCTTAACCATGTCGGTCCTGGCGTCGGCGATCTTCTTGTCCAGTTCGATAGCCTGAGCGGCTGTAGTAGTTTTTCTGGCTTTGGCCGACTCGAGCGCAGAAATCTCGGCCTCATACGCGGCTGTGATCTCGTCCTTTTCATTACCGATCAGACCCGCGCGCTTCCAGCTGTACTCTTCCTGCGAAACCAGGCCGGCCTTTTGCAGAGCATCCAGCTCTTTTTGGGCGTTCGCGTACTCGGCCAGAATGGCCTTGATTGCGTTTTGGGGGGCGTTGAATTCCGTGAGGTCAACTGCGCCGGCGGAACTGCCTTTAGGGTCTTTAAACCTTGTATTGATATTCGCGATGTTCTTGTCGATAGCGCCCTGATTCAGGCGCGCATCGTCCGGATTCGCCTTGCGAATGGCTTCAAGCTGCTTTCTGTACTCCTTGAGCGCCTCAGTCCTTTTTTGCTCGTTGGTCCAGGACGACTTGGTGAGTGCATCGACTTTGATCATCGCATTCAGAGAGTCATCCTGAATCTTTCTCTGCTCGCCCAGATAGGTGCTTTTGGTTTTCTCGGCGTCGATCTGCAGCTCAAGGTAAGCCAGAGCAGCCTGGTCCTTGGCTATGTCTCTGGTTTCAAGCCCAAGTGCTGCTGGTCGCCCACCTCGACCCTGGTTGGTTGCGAGGCGATCACGGATGACTTGCGCCTGTTGCTCCATGGTCAGAGCACGACCAATATTTAACGTCGCATCCAGCGCGCCGGCAGCCGCATCCTTGATCCCTTTCCAGGCGCGCTCAATCGTCCCGAGGTTGTCGGTGATCTGCCTGGATCGGTCTTGAACCGTCTCCGCATAGGTTTTGGTCAGAAGGTCGGTCGCTGCCGTGGTATCGCCCTGCTCCTTCAGCGCGACAATTTGCGAGTAAACCGAGGCGGTCAGGAAGTGGTATTGGTCGTTCAGCTCTTTGGCTGCCGTCACAGGATCCTTGGCGATTTTCACAAACTCGGCAATCGTCGCATCCACCGACCTGCCCGTAGCGTCCTCCATTGCCGCGGCTGCATCGGCAATTTCCTTGAAGCTGCTGCTCGCAATCACGCCACTGCCCGCGAGCTTGGCCAACGTGCCGGCTGCATCGCCGATCGTGCCATTGGTAGCGCTGACCTGCCGCGCCAGATCAGCCAATTGACCGGCGCTGGTTCCGGCATAGTTGCCGGTCAAGATCAGGGATTTATTGTAGGCGTCCGCTTCCTTGCTGCCCTGGTAGTAGCCGTAAACCAAAACCCCAACGGCTGCAGCAGCGGCAAGCATCCCAGCTACTAAACCAGCCATTCCAAGCCCGACGGAGCCGGTGCTGACACTGAGCGCTTCCAGTGCCTTCTTGGCGTTTTCAGTGGACTCGGCTGCGGTATTGGACTTCTCAGCGAGGTCGGAAATGCTCTCCCCGGCATCCCCTGCGTTCTCAGCAACATCCTTGGACTTGTCCGCAATGTTCGCCAGCGACTCGCCCAAAGCCGCAGCGCCAGCACCGCCGGAAAACAGCGAGGATATGCCAGCCCCCGAGATACCGGCACCGATCCCAAGCCGGGCGATAGCGTGAAGACCGCTGCTCCAGTTGCCCGAAGACAACGCATTGATCAGTTGCAGGACGTTTTGCTGGGCGCCGCGGGTACTCAAGCCGAAACTGTCAGTGGCATCTTTGGCTTTGACGGACTCGTCACTGAAACCTTTGATCTTGCCGCGGGCGGCTTCGATATCCGCCGAGTAGGCCTTGAACCCGTCCTTATCAATATTGCCCGCAGCCCGGTGCTGGTTCAGTTGGCGTTGTTGCTCATCGAGACGCGCCAGCGCTGCTGTGGTCGGGTTGATCTGCCCCAGCAGCTTGACCAGACCTTCAGACTGCACGCCCGTTGCAACAGCAGCCAAGCGACTGGCATCTGCTTGCTTGTCGACGGTGCCAACCAGTGCATCGGAGTCGGCCTTGAGTCTTCGATTAAGCGCGGCATAGTCGGTGGTGGTCGCACGCGCAGCATCCATAGCGGACGTGCTGGAGCTAACACTGGATGCCAGACTCTTCAGATACTCGCTGGAATCCAGCGAAGCCCTGGCCATAGCCAGCAGTCGGGCTTTGGCGTCTTCTGTGCTTTCACCGAGCTTGGTTTCGGCGCCAGCCAATCCGGTTGCTGCCGTGGAAGCCTTATCAAAGCTCTGGCCAATCCCTTCTGCAGCCTTTTCCGCTTTCTCGCCAGCCTGGACGAACTTGTCGAGTTCGGCGCCGGCCTTGGTCACATCACCGGTCTGGACTTCAATGCCGAGGCTCGCAATATCAGTCATCCCGTCATCCTTTGTTCATTTGCTCAGACATGGCGAGCATGGCTTCGGCCTCCAATACACGAAGGTCAGGGAAGAGTTTGATGGTGGCTTTTTTGGAAAAGCCCGAAAGGCTTGCCGTGTCGTAGATTGCCGAGTAGTCGAGGCCGGTCGCGCCGCATGCCCCTGTCCGCCACTGAGTGGTCATTGCTTCGAACAGCCGGAAGGCGGGCCAGTTGTCGGGCCAAACCTCAATGGTGTCGTCGCAGTCGCCCGGGGAAAGCCCGAACATGCTGAGCTGCGCGGCCGAAGTAGATGGCTCGTACAGAGCGCGACCGACCTCGATCAGTTTCCCAGGCGGGCCGGGTCGAAGGCCTGCTGATAGGCCTTGACGATGGCGTCCCCGGCGCCGGCCGATGTTTCGACCAGGGCCCGAATTGAAACCTGGCTGAGTTTGTCATCGAACCCCCAACCAGCCACCAGCGCTTCGACCTGATCGACCTGACGCTCGATACCTGCCTCGGTCAGGTCAACGATGGTCAGCTCAGCTCCCATCTCCTTGAACCGGGCCTCGTCGGCTTTCAAGGTTTCCTGCCAACTGAGAAACAGCGCAGCCAGCGCCTTGCGGTCGCGATATTTGAATTCAAACGGAACCTTGATCACCTGACCGCCCACACGCGGAATCTCTACGTCTGCCTTGAAGGTCGGGTTCTGTGCAATTTTGAACTTGGCCATAACTGCCCCCTTACGCCATGTAGCGAGTAGGTTCGGCCTGCAGGGCCAAGTTGACGGTTCGGGTCAACACGTTGTTGCGTGCCACCGTTGGCTGCTTGGAGAACGAGGTGTAGGCACCATAGAAAATGGTGTCGTTACCCGGGAGGTTGAGGCGCGCAGCTTCGATCTTACGACCGGCGTCCGCGGCTTCCAGAACCTTCACGAAAGGCTTGCCCGGGTCATCGGCAATGGTCAACGTCATGCTAGCTGCCGATTTGTCTGTAGGCACCTGGCGGCCTTGCTTGTCTTCCAGAAAGACCACATCTGTGTACTGCTGCTCGCCACCGGAAAACGCCACGTCGGAGACTTGCGGAATCTGCACCCATGTTTCGATCTTCTTGAGGGTTCCGCCTCCGGAGCCAGCCGGGAAGCTTTGCGCGTCCGAAGTATCATTATCCTCAAGAGTGATCGACACCGCGGTCGCGGCTTTGACGCGCACCACTCGCCCATTAAGAGTGCTCCAGCCGGACTCGACCAACACGATATCACCCACTTCCAGATCGGCATCCGCCACGGTGGCCACAGCCTCGGTGGCATTACTGATTGCGGTAAACGCCAGCGCTGCAGCATAGGTGGCGGCATGCTGGAATGTGCCGCCGTTGGGGAGTTTGTAGCCCATGGTTTTTACCTCTTTCAGAAATAACAAAACCCGCTCAAGGCGGGTTACGGAGTTGCCCAATGGGCGGGTTAAAAGGTGTCAGCCCGATACTGAAACGACACAGGCAGCGCATAGCAGGTGTCTTCTTGTTGCTCAGGACCAGGCTCGACAGGAGTCATCACCAGCACTGTGAAGTCACCCCGACTTAATGGATCATTGAGTGCAAACAAAGCAGCCAAGTCCTCTGCCAGTCCCTCGCCCGCACCGGTACCGATTCCTGCCGGTGTGACGATCGTGATTTGAAACAGTCCGGTATAAACCCGATGCTCCCCGGCGATGTCGTCGCTCCCTGTACGGGCAGGAATAGAGAAAGCCCGTAGGTAGGTTTCGCCTTCAACAGGCTTGAATGCCACGTTTTGATAGGCAATCCGCAATACCGGCTTCTGCAGCTTTGCCCAAGCAGCCAGTCGCGCCTCGAGTAGCGAACGGACGATCTTATGGCTCATGCCTGATTATTCCTGATGGCTTCTTCGACTATTTTCTGGAAGTTGGCCAAGGTGATACGCACCATGCCATTCGGCGCCTGTGTCGAGTGCCCGTACTCCAACGGAATGGCATACGGCAGAGAGTTGGTGATGTAAGCCGTCTCCCCTGCATTGAAATGCAAAGCACCGTTGACGATGCGCGCCATGGAACGACTACCACCTGGGTCGACCTGGTCCACCGTCGAGGTGTCAGGCGAACCGATACTGAACATCCAGTTACCGCGAAAGCGCCCGCCGACGTAACCCTGGGGAGCGCGTATTCCCATGCCGTCTTTGAGCTTCAGCCCGCGCTTGAGATAGCCGCGCCTGTCGAAATTTTGTGGGTTTTGGCGCAGGTTTTCGTTGTGCTCGGCGACAGCCTGGTTGTACTCGCTACTGATCTTGTTGATCTTCCAGATATCAGGATTTCCCACAGGCGACATTCGTATCAGGCTGTTGCCAACTTCGATGATGACCTCACGCACGCTTGCATCGATGGCATCGTTGGTCTTGGCGGCAAACGCAGCCAGGCTCAGAGCGAAGCTGCCGGGTTGATTTGAATATTTGTTAGACACAATCAACTCCTCATAAACCAAGTACGAAAAAAACCCGCTCAATGGCGGGTTCAATTACGACAAAAAATTGGTTTGTTCCTGCGGGCAACAATCCGGCAGTGGCTCTGTTAAAGCTCAGTACTCCTTGAGTGCTTTATCAGCCTCAATATCCTGATCAGCACAAGCTTTCACCATTGCAAATCCGTACTGACGCATTTGCTTCATGCAACGCGCTACAGTGCTTTTGTACTCGTCTGGAATGCGATTAATTTCAGCTACTGCACTTAGATCCTGATCAACGCAAGCTTTCACCATTGCTGATCCGTAACTCCCCATCTGAACCTTGCACCTATCAATTATCTCTTTTTTTACATCGGTATCCGCATAGGTCGGAGTTGAGAAAAAAGCAGCCACGCCAACCAGAGTAATGATGCCGCGCATATCCATATACTTTGCTCTCAGCAAAAAGGTTTAAACACAACGCTATTACTACCTCGATTATTTGTCCACCCAACAATAGCCCTAAGGATGGCGAAAGCCTCAACTGCAGGCTCATGATCGCACCTGCATCTCGTAGAGAATTGGCGTCCCAGCAGGGTTGATTTCTTTCAAAGGAGGGACAATTGACCAGGCGCGACCTTGAACCACTATTTTGTTGAGCAAGTCAGGCGCCCACTCCAACCCCTGCGCGGCGATCTTGAGCTTCTTGTCGCCCTGCTTGATGAGGCTGTTGTTTTGGAACTCTTGGCCGGTGAAGTCGAGCAGGATGCCTTGGGCGACCTGTTCAACGGTTGAGCCTGGTACTTCGCCGCCTAGCTCCGGGTCGTACTCGCCCAGCTCCGTCTTGCTAATGGTCACAGGCTGGCCGAACTCTGTGATCATATCCAGAGCCATCATGGCTATTTCGTCGTAGAAGGCCATGGGGGCTCCAGATGTGAAAAGCCCAGCACGGAGGCTGGGCTAGTTTTGTATCGGCGGTTTTTAAATCACTCCAAGCTGGTGCTTCAAACCTCTCTGATTAAGAGCTTGAATAACTTCTTTCAGAGTCGAAACTCCGACTCGACGCTGAGTCAACATCTGAACTTGAGTAATTTTCGTCAGGTCACCCAGTGTTGAGAGACCACAAGTGGCAATTAAATTGTTGCGCGTTCGAGTGGAGAAATTTAAGTCATCAATCGGGGTGTTGAGTTCGACAGAATCTACCACAGCTTTGGATTCAAGCGCTGCCACTAGCTGCTCGGCAATATCTCTATTATCGACCTGAGCGATTGGATGAGTTCCACGATCATCAAATCTGGTAATGACATAGCGGCTTACTTCGCGGATACGAAATTCAGGTTTCATAGTGACTCTCCGGCCTGCACACAGGCTGAGTGAATTGGATTAAGTTGCCTCGGCAACAAACCCAATATTAGCGTTAACTCCCACCTATGAATACTGAAATTCACGGCTATGCCCGAACGGCAAATAATCCTCGTCGTTGAAGGTAATCCGCAAACTGTGTAGCGCTCGGCCGATCCGGCGATGCCGGCAATAGCCGGTTGCTGGTGCATGGGATTGCTGCGTACTGTCGCGTCACTGCCCCTTCAACACGATCCAGTAGCACGGCGCCTTTGCGCTTCTCTACTGGATCGATGTCGTCCTGATGGATCTCAGCCGCCAGCGCCATCTGCCCGTACTGAATACGCGCAGGCAGGTAGTTGGATGCCTTGTTCTCGCCATCCAGATGCACTTCCGCGCGCGGCCAAGATAGAGCCTGCTCACTGCTTGTCTTGCGCCCTTTCCAGGTCATGCCATCCATAGCCAAAGCAGCCCGACGCAACAATGCCTCCTGCGCTGGAACGTCAGCAGGAATCACCACGCCAAATTTCACTGCGTACAGAGCCAAGTCGTCAGCAGTTGCATAGCTTTCGGCGTCAGGCTTGCCGGTGCCATCCTCGATGATGAGCGTCATGATCCAACTCGCTGGAATGAATTTAAAAACTGGAGAGTCGGAAATTCCGACTCCTCGCATAATTAGGCTTGGGGCAGATCCGCAACGAGCTTTTCCAAGGCATCTTTGGAGGCGTTGGCACGATAGGTGATATTGGCGGCATCGAGCTTCACTTTAAGCGCCTCGATTTCTCCAGCATCGCCAGTTGGAGCAGCTGCAGGTACCTTTTTAAGCGCTTCAATTTCGCTGCGTAGTGCATCAACGGTAAATAACAGGCCGTCACGCTCAGTGGTCAGCTCGCCAACCGATTCCTGAACGGCTTCAAACGCATCAAACAAGCAGTTTGCCAATTCGCCAGTTTCCGGGCGTGTTATTTCGCCGGCTTTCAGGCCATCGACCAAGAAGACAACTGCATCGTTTTCGGCTCGCAATTCGGCAATGAGCTGTTCAAGCTCACCCTGATTCACACCACCTGCAACCGCGACCCGAACAGCGTCTTTCACAACCACATCGACATCAGCGTCTTCATAAGCGCTGACCACATTCGGCCAATTACCAATCACAAGCACGCTGGTAACGCCTGCTTCTGGTTTATCGAAGTGTTCCGGGTTGCGATATCGCTTGTCCGGATCGAATCCCTGAAGCTGATTGCTGTAAGTCAGTTCCATGTATATCTCCAAGGCGGTCATCTCTGACCGCGCAATGAGTTTGAGGCTTAAGCGGCGGCCTCAGGAGGCCTTGCAGTCAGCTTGATCATCACGCCAGCAGTGACCTTGTTGCTGCCCGCATGTTTGACCCAGTTGGCCGCGGAACCAACGGCAGCCAGGGTTGGGTTGGAGCCGCCAGTGGTGGCTTTCCAGCTGTAACCCAGCACATCAATGTTCACGGTGCCTTCAGCGCGGTAGGCGATGCCGAGGTTTTCTTCGTCGTTCACTTCGTACGAACGGAAACCTGGAGCTTGGGATTCGGTGATCGTGATGGCGTTTGGCAGCAAGCCGAAGATCACGTCCACTGGGGCTTTGTCGGTCACCAGAACCGGCTTGCCAAGGGTGCCCGGCAGGCCGCCGTAGATCACGACACCAGCTTCTTCGTAGATCTTGTTGGTGATCGCTTCATCAACGATGTCGAAATAGGCGCTGGAGTGCATTACCCAAAGCGCGATGCGGCCGAACTTGTCGCCAAACTTGCGCATACCGCGAGTCAGGGTCTTTTTGCCGTCGGTTTCGATATTGGCTTCAACCACCATTTCAGCGTTGGAGCCGATCGCTGCGCGCAGGCCGGCAGTAGCGTACTCAATGAAACCTTCAAGGGTCGCATCGGCAACATCGGCACCTACGATCTGGGAGAACTCTTCGACCGGACGACCGCGGCGTTTGAAAGCCTCTTCGGTGGTCTGGTACGGGCCGTACTTCCAGGGAGCCTTAACGCCAACCGCTTCACCGGCGCTGATCTTCTTGGCGGTTACCTTGCCTTCAGAGTTGACGTCGCGGTGTTCCAGGGAGCCATTGAGCTTGTAGAGGGCTCGCTTGCGGAAGTCGCCCTCGATCATCTCGTTGTCGAGCACCATCGCACCGTTGGACGACGCGTTGAACACGTCCAAGTTATCCTGGACACGCTCCAGGTATGCGGTTTGCGCCTCATCGTTATAGATGATCAGGTCGCTGTTAACAGTTGTAGCCATGGGTCAATCCCCTTATTTGGGCAATTGCAGGTATGCGGTTTGGCCGTGCTTGCGCTGGTAGTCGCGCTTCTGCTCGGAGGTCATTTCGGAGCGCTTGAATGCAGCCTTGCCGCTACCCCCGCCCGGGGCAAATGTGCCTGTAGCCCTTGGCCACAAGTGAGGTGCGCTTTCACGCAGAGATTCCGCCCACTCGAGCGGAGTCAGAGGGGTCTTGCCGTCTTTGCCGAGGATGGTCTGGCCGGACTCATCTACAGCGACTGCTTCACCATCTTCGTTGAGGCTAAACACACCCTTGGCGCGCAGGATGATGTCGTCGGTTGCTTCTGGCAGAGCACCGGCTTTCAGCGCTGCGCCGCGGACCGAGTCGCCCAGGACTTTGCCTTGGAACTTGGCGGCGAAGGATTCTGCCTTCTCGGCGCGCTCGGTAATGGTCTTCAACTGCTTGTCGTAGTCACCCCGCAGGCGCTCGGTGCGGCGGTTGAAGACCTCGTCAACCTTGCCCTCGGTCAGCAGCTTGGTTTCTTCGTCTTGGCCGGCGCGGCTGAGCAGGCCTTTGACGGCGTTGATATCGATGCCTTCAAACTGGGTCTCGAACTGGGTCAGCTTGTTGGAAGTGTCCTTCAGCTTGCCCAGTAGCTCGGTGTTCTTGGTTTTCAGCCCGGTAACGGAGGCTTCAACGGCAGTCGCGATAGCGGCCTTGATTGCCGGATTTTCCAGGTCGATTTCGTTTTCTTCTGCCACGTTGATACACCCCTTGGGTATGTGTCGCCCGCTTTGCGGGCAATAAAAAACCCGCCGGAGCGGGTAGGTTTTAAGATCGATGCAGTTAAGATCAGTTGGACTCATTACGATCAAATGAGCAGTTCATAGTCAAGGAATCGGTATGACTGAAACGTATGCACCCTCATCAATAACAAGAAGCCGCATCCCCGAAGCGATATTCGCTGCCTGCATTGCTGCATTCGCGGCACTTTTTGCCGCTGCTCTGACGTGGTATTCCTCAGAACGAGCATTGAGCTTATCCACCATAGAAAGCTGCATCAGAAATATTGACCAGCAAGAGAACGACCTCAGGGAAAAAACCGGCAAGTTCCTAGCGTTGGATGCCCAGTGGCTTGTGACGTCGGAGAATCCTAATTTCAATATTGATGACTACTACAAGGCCGGAGGAAAGGCCATTGCCGCGGCTCAAGAACTTTCCGTTAACGCTCCGCTCAGATTCGGATTGGCTGCGGTAATGGCGGGAGACTCAATCAGGCAGCGCATGAACGCCAATACTAAAGAAGAAAAAGAAGCCGTATTGAAAGAGCTCAAAAATGGCAACTACGACCTCTTTAAGTTTTTCTTTGATGAAATCAAAACCTTTGAACAACAACGCTCAGCGTGTAGTTCGTAAAGTTAGGTAATTCCGGACTTCTCAAACGCCAACGGCTCCAATCTCTTCATCTGCTCCAAGTTCAGCGGCGAAAAATTGCGATCAAGCTGCAGCTCTGCGAAGCGTTCAACACTCAGACCACCTTCGCGGAACAGCTTGGCCCTAATAGGCCCAAGGGCTTTACTTTGGAATGCTGCTGGCTGCTGCTGTAGCCAGTGGTAGTAGTCAAGATCAGCCCCGACATGCTGGCCTCCGTTAGCTCCTACTGAAGCCCGTGTTGCACCCTTGGCGAATATCTCGCTGAGCTTGGTCAGCAGGATGAAGGTGGTGCGGCAATTCGGGTGGAACGGCGGCCTTGGCCCGGCATCAATTGGAAACTTGCGCTTATCCATCGAGCGGCACAGCTGACTGGTCTTGCTGTCCAGCGTGGTAATCATCTGGATCTCAAGCACCACGTCGGTATTCGCCTTGGCCACCTCCATACGCGCCTGTGACGACACGTGCTGAATTGCTGTGTGCACGACCGTGCTTGCATTGCGGTTGGTGGTCGCCAGGATGCCATCCTTGTAGCCGGCCGCCTTGGTACCGCGAACGTTACGAATAATCTGGAAGTTCGTCCGCCCTTCGAAAAAGCCTTGCCGGATCGTGCCAGCCACACGCTCGCGCTCCGCGACGGTCCAGCCCTTGATGAAGGTCTTAAGCAGCTTCCCACCAGCGGTACCACGCACACTGAGGGGATTCGTCAGAACTGCGGCGCGGATCGCAGCAGCAGTCGGTACCGCCACTTCCAATGAAAGACCCACCGGTGCGGATCTGACCAGGCTTGTAGCCTCAAACTCAGCCTCGTAGTTGGCAATGTCCACCAGGTCGAGATTTAACTGCGCGCTGTAGCGATCAAAGATAGCCAGCAGCAAGCTGTCGACTTCCTTCAGCAGCGCCTCGAGCCGCTTGACGTTGTACTCGGTCAAATCTGACTTGGTGAGCCTTTCACGTATTGCCCGGTCAATCTCCTTGAGGAAAGGAGCGAACTTAACGACCTCTCCTGCTTTCAGCTTTTCGAGGAACACCGCGTGCCGGATCGTCGCGTCAAGGATCGCTTGGTTTGCTGCCATTAGGTTGATCCTCATCATCCAGACCAAGACCATCGCCCTGCTCTTGCAGTTCGCTATCGATCTGCAGGTCTGTGCGCTCCGGGGCTATCAGACCAAGCTTGCGCAGGTAGGCCCGAAGGTCTGCTTTGGCGAACCCGCCGTTCTGCCACAGCCCAACCAACGCTGTGATCATCTGCGGATCAGCCGTCAGCTCCACGAACTCTTGGTTGATCTGATAGGCGACCTCATCGGTAATACCCATGTAAGCGCCGCACCACATGATTGCCTGGGTGTAAGCCTCGCTGACGTTGGCCACGCAGCCGGCCAGAACTGATGTTGATGCGGACTGATCGCTGCGAGCCTCGGTAGCTGTCTTGGACGACATCGACGCCACAACCATTCGCGCACCCAGCTCGATCATCATTTGGTTCTTGTCGGCCATGGCCTCTTTAACCAATGTGTTAGGCAGTGGTTGTGCATAGGCGAAGGCTCCTCCCGCGGGAAGCAACATCGGCGCCCTGGAGCCAACGTAGATGCCGTTTTTCTCCATATGATCGCGCCAGTTCTCATCAAGCCCCGAGATAAATGGCTGGGCCTGGCCACACCAGAAGACACTGTCTTCGTAGTCAGCGCTGTTGCGGTAATGCCCCAGATTGATCATGGCGATGTCGTAGAGCGGGGACTCATCGATGGTTGGATCGTTATTCTGTGCACCGACGAAGGTGAACGGGATTTCTTTCAAGCGTCCTGCAACACCCGTAGGCGTGAACGTATCGATAACCGCCAGCGGGCCACCACCTTCCGGCCCGGCTCTTTGCCAGACGCGGCAAACGAAACCCTCGGGCTCCAGAGCCAACTCCCGGTATTGCTCAACAGTCTTGTACCCAAACCCGTCAGCGACTTCTGGCGACTCCCGCAGCACAACCAGCGTCAGAACGTTGTGACCGTTCACCATAGCGGTGCGCCAATTGATGATGTCCTCGGCACAGTAGGTCAGGATCACTGCATGCCCGCCAATGCCGTCGTCTTGGTGATAGTCGACGTACAGACCATGGCGCCCAGCTTCAAGCACCTTTTCAAGCGTGCCCTGAGAATGCTGGTAGATGCTTACTCCTGAGCCGTTTGCGTTGTCCTGCAGGTACTCCAGCTTCGCCGGCACCGTCAACGTCGGATCTTTATGGAAAGCCAGGCCCAGCAGTCCGTTGCGGGTGTGCCCAGTTGCGTTCTTGAACACTGCCCGCTCACGGTAAGCCTTATTGCGATCGGTGTTCTCAGGCGACTTGTCGTGAGCGTTGATGTACGGCAGCCGAGAGACAACGCGGTGTTGGCCTGCGCAGACATCGCGTACTGAAGCCCACCGATCCAGCACTTCGATGTATTCCGCCCTCTTGAAGGAGACGTCGTTGCTCATCGGGCGTATCCCATTTTGATAAAGGTTACCGGCTTGATGATCGGGTACTCGCGGTGGATGAAGTAGCCGCCCGCGTCGTTCGCGTGATCAATGCCGGCGGTTTTGTCTGGCTCACCGTTCGCGCCCCACACCTGCTGCTCCAGGCCGTCGGCGTAGGTCGGGCAGGTAAACGAGTTGATCAGGTAGCGGCGTTCGCCCTGCGCGTTGCAGAAGAAGGCGTTCATTGCGTTGATACGGTCCTTCACCGGCGGGTTTGCCGCTGGCGCAAGGACCGCGAACCCGGCCTGTTTGAGCATGGCCAAGTCGGTGATGCTGGCATTCACGGACTTGCGCGAATCACCTGAGGCATCTGGGTAGATCCTGATCTCGCACGTCTTCTTAAAATCGTTGCCGTCGTGCTGCCAGTAGCGTTCTTTGATGCGGCGAATCATGTCGGGTGTGTCGTAGCCATCGATTAGCTCATCCACGGCCCTAGGCAGCCCTTGGTCGCGCTTGACGTGAATAATCGCCGCCATCTTGCCGACGTTGAAGTCCATTCCAATGAATAGAGGCTCACCCGGCTGCACAGTGTCAAAGCAGCTATTCAGCTTGCGGTCATAGGCCGTGTAGATCGTGCCTGACGCCAAGTTGACGAACTGGCCGTTTAGGTAGGCTCTGATCAGCTGTTCGGGGTACGACTCCATCAGTGACGGAATGTAATCCGGCGGAAGATTCAGCTCGTTATCGAACGTACTGGCCTGAACCAGGCCATACATCTCGCCAAGGGCCGGCTTATCACGCACTTGCTTCAGGAACTGCAGGTAGACGAACTTGAACCCCTCAGGTGTCGTCGTCACATCCACGCCATTGCGCAGTCCCGGGATGTTGTAGCGCATCCGGGCAATGATCTTGCGCCAGGCCTGCTGCGCTTTAATGGCGGTCAGCACGTCCAGCTCATCGACCAGGGCATGACCGATCTTGAAGCCGACGATGGTTTGGGGCTTTTCCATCGACCGGCAAATCACAGTTCCGCGGTATTGCCGGCCGCTGTATATGTGAACCTCATGGTTTGCCTGGTTGATCTTTGTCTTCAGCCCCCAGTCGTAAGCCACCTCATCCATAGTCGGATAGAAGATGTCCCGGATCTGCGGGTAAGTCGGGGCGAAGTAGCCAGCGTTGACCCCGGGCCACTCCATGAAGTGTTTACTCAGTGCCGAGCAGCCTACCCACGTCTTGCCCGAACCAAACCCCGCCACGAATGCCTTGAACTTGTGCCCCATTTGCAGGAACTGGGCCTGCGGAACGTTAAGTGACGGCATCTCGCTTCCTCGCATCCACTACATCTACATGAATGCGGGTCGGAACTGCCGGCTCGTCGTCAGGCTCATCCTTACGGGAGCGATTGACGTACATATCGCCTGCTTCCTTCGCAGCCTGTTCAAGGATCTGCATGGCTAGGCCGATGTTCTTCATCGTCTCAGCCTTCTCTACGAAACGATTCATGGCGCGCAGGCGAAAGGCGCGGTTGGCGATTGGGATATCTGCTGTTTCTTCACGAAACCGCTTTCGGGTGTCATGGAACAAGGTCTGCCATCTAGCGGCGAGCCCCTTCCCGGCCGCTTTGGTCGGGTCGTGCGTCTCTACCTGCTGTCGGGTCACTACAACCCCAAATTCGTTCTTGACGGTCTCTACTACCTGGGAAGGTGTGTCGAAGCACGCCAGAGCCTGAACGATGAAGCTCTTAACCTCATTTTTCAGGATTGCCATAGGGTCTCATCCGTCTAGAGCCTGTCCAGAATCAGGCCAGCTTGAGCAGACAGGTTCCGCAAGCCCTCGATATATTCAATGTTCCCACCTCGGCGGGTTTGTTTGCAGCGTCTACCAGAGCCTGTACATCAGGGCTCGCGCCATAGCGGCGGACCACTCCGACAAACTCCTCGACGTCATGGCCTTGCAGCTTGATCTTTGGTGCGCCTTCTTGCGTGAACGCCGGTTGACCGTACTTATCGGTCGCGTGAGCCAGATGATAAAGCTCGTGCTCGATGAGGGCGCAGAAGTCGAGGTCGCTGCACTGGGCACAGTAGTCCGCAGCCAACGTGATGATGAAAGCCGGCACATCGCCGAACCAATCACGCATCTGCTGCTCCATCCGGGCCTTCTGCCATCCACCAGCGCGGAAGGCTACCTGCTCAGCTTGACCGAGGACTGTGCGGCCTTGCTTCTCGAAGCTCGACGATGCCCATATGATCTTGATGTCTGCATCCAGTAGATGGGCATGGTCTTCGTTGTGAATAGTGCCTGTGTCGGTAAGGATCTCGGCCTGGAGCCACTCCCATACCTCGAGCGCTGGAGTCAGGCGGATACCGAAGTCGGATAGATCAAGTAGTGGCAATGGTGGGTATGGCCTATCCATGTATCACCTTGGACTTGTAATAGTGGCGGGTTGCCGGTATTGCTAAAGGTTAACTCACAAGGATTACCTCCATGAAAGACAGATATAGTGTTGTGCACCGACCACGAGTCGATCTCATCGCAATTGAACTTGGCGCGTTAGTACCAGCCGTACCGATAGAGCAATACTGCTATCGGATCGAGGACTCTCTCGCAGACGGAGACTATATCGGCGGGCACTACCCATCGAAACCTGAGGCCGATGCTGCTTGCGCTCAACTTAACAAGAGGGTCGATATCCTCTTCCTCCCCAACGCCAACAGGCTCCTGCTGGCAGCCACCAATTCACTTAAAGTAGAAGCAGGCATAGAAGTTCTTACTGGGCTCACTCGCGAAGAATCCGAAAGATATGCAGAGCTTCTACTCGATAGCGAGCCAACAAATGAATTCATCGACTTGGAACACAAACACCGGGAGGCTCGTACCGGCTACAAAGTTGATCCGGCCTAATATTTTACCGAAATGTGCCGCACTCACCTGCGGCACGCTCCATCGAAATCAAACTACCTACAACTCATGGATCACTGAATGTCGGACCTCAACATTGAACGTTTCGACCAGCTTACCGGCTTGGTTTTCTCGAAGTTATATCAGAGCTTTCCAATAGCTATTGACCTGAACGTCATGGAATTTGCAGGTGCTTTGGTCTACGACAAACCAATTTCCGAGGACGAGCTGCGCGTGGGAGGAGAACCGTATGATTTCTTTGACAACACCATTCAGTGGCTGATTGAGTCCGGATACGTCGTTTCTCGGCACTCCTCGTCATATCCCTACACTTTCGAAACCTGCACCCTTACAGCCAAGGCCCTTGAAGTACTTAAGGCCGTTCCGCAGAGCGTCGGCGGAGAGAGTCTCGGCGGCCGGATTGCCGCAGCCGCGCAAGAGGGGGCCACTGCAAAGCTGAAAGAGCTGGCTGGCGAGGTTCTAAGCAAGGGCTACGGCCTCGCAGTGAGTGCGGCAATGACCTGGTCGAACTAAGCTTCAAGCGAACAGGTAAGCAGGTTTGTCGATCGAGCGCACGAACCACATGAATCCCTGCTGCAAGTTGGTCTTGGCCAATGCCAGCAAGCGTGGATCAACGTCTTAAATCTGACTGATCTGCTTGAACAGCTCACCAGCTTCAGCCTCGAGCGCCTTGATGGAGTTCATGCCATCAATCTCGGACTGGCTCAGGTCGCGGCAACCGGTAATTTTCTTGTGCTGGTTGTCCATAGTGAATCCTCGGCGCGTGTCGCGACACATTTCGTTGAGTTGTAAAACGTGTCGTGGACTACTTCTGCTTGTCGCAACTCATGCACTGCTCACAGTTCAGCGTCCGGCACAGCCAGGCTTTGACCCGCTGCCAGTACATGACCATGAAGATGTGGCGTAGGCCGGCCAGAGCCAGGAACACAAGAAGCGTCGTGCCGGCCGTAGTCGGCGCGAGGAAGATGTTCTGGTTGCGAGACATCAAGACAAAGCCGCTGATGGCGATGACCGAATAGATCAGCTTGCCAAGGATGCCGTCCCGCACTCTCCCGCTCACCACGCACCAGAACGCCCACAAGGCAATCAGGCCGCAGGCTATGGAGTTGATCAGATCAAGGCTCATCGCTTCTGCCTCCCCCGAACCTCTGGCGGATTAGCGCCCAAAGGTCGGCCGCTTTGATGGCTCGATTGATTGCTGCCAGGAGCGAGCCGCCGAAGGTGCCCAGCAGAAAGCCAATGCCAGCAACGATGCTTGGCTCAGTAACGCCCAGGTAAGCACTCACCATTCCTGTCAGGTACAGCGAGCAGGAAACCCCAGTGATCAAAAAAATCATCCAGGCCCGCCAATCAGTCAGGTCGTCTTTGTGCCACCAACTGGCGACGATCACTCCAAATAGACCCGCTATCAGTAGGTCGAGCCTGTCGAGCAGGCGGTGCAAAAAATCCATGCGCTCGACTCCGTGGGGCATGTTTGAAATAGGTCAACCCCGGCGGCGCTCCCTGCTCATAGCGAAGGGTGTGGCGGAGCCGAAAACGAAAAAGCCCCGGCAGATGCCGAGGCTTATGATGAAGAGGAGCGCGTTAAAAAATGAGGAACCCTGCAATGACAGTATACAAGATAGTAACAACAGATTTACCGATATAGCTTGGCGTCTTCCACACCAGCGCAGCACCAAGAGCGACCAGAGCAATACCCGCAGCCATCCCAACTCGATCTGACACCACGGGTGTGAAACCAGAACCCTTCATCGACTTTTCCACAATCACCCAGAGTTTGTGGCCTGCGCTTAAGCAAACGCCACCAAACATCATCAGGATAATTTGGAACACATTTTGAGCGTTCCCACTAGAGTCACTACTGTAGGCTGAACTCGATGAGCTTCGCTCGGCTTGTTCGCGAATGTCCCTATTAGCCCATTCAGCGTCATGAGCGTAAAAGTGCTCATTCCCTTTCGAGTCTCTATGCCAACCATCTCGATCACTCATCGCACACATCCCTGATGTATATAAATTCAATCTACAGGATGGTAGCCAATGACCTTCTTGTTAGCTAGGACAGGTTTCCGAGAGTGGCCGGATCAATGTCGAGGCCCTGAATAGGCACGCGTCTTTCCCGCCGTCCAACATAGACCATCTCGACGCTGGCACCCTGATGCACCAGTCTCGCCGGTCAGGTCTCGCGCCACCCATCAGCACAGTGAGGGAATGGGTCCGCGGGCTGCCGGTGTTTTGTCGTAGCACTGCACTTGCCGGCTTATCAGTGTCCAGGCCTTCCGTGAGGCTTCCCTGACTGCAGGAACCGCTTTTCTGCGGGCAATAAAAAACCCAGCACAATGGCCGGGCTTCGAGTGGGTGCAGGCTTTAGTCACTGATCTCCAGTGCTGGAGACCCTGCTGGGACTTGACCAAGATGCGCCGAAGACTAGTGCTTTTCCGTACTGATCATCCGAGCCTCACGAAGGACCTCACACGCAGCAGGCGAGAATAAAAGCCCCAGTTCGATTGGCGAGACCAACTCTAAAAAGCGCATCAAGGCGCCGGAAGTAAATAGCACAACGTGGACGTCAATCCAACGGCTGCGATGCTATAAAACAGCACAGCATCGGATGATTTGAGCTTGGCCATACCGACGAAGAAAGCAACCACCGACACAAGAAAAAGCACGAGTATCGTTATACCGCCGGGCGTACCATGGCTAAATTCTGGCGCCACGACCCTGACAATTTTTAAGATTGCAACAAAGGCCGTACAGAGATACACGAAGCCGAGGAACACAATAATCTTGACCCCATCGCCATCGGGATTAGAGGGTTTATTTGATTTTTTTTCGTATTCCTCATTCGCCCACTGGGCGCCCAGCATGGAGTCGTGACTTTTTCCACGCTGATCGGAATATTTATGTTCATCACTCATTGGCAGGCTCCCTCTAGCCGATACGAAGAGGAATATATAAACCCAGCCCAGCAAGCTGTCAAATGGCCACTAGCATTGAACTAGGGACCAGGTTGTTCTGCGCGATGGCTGCTCCGACCGCACGATGTTGAGTAATCACCTATTGATCGAACACAAAAAAACCGACGCAATGGCCGGTTTTTTTGGATCAGCAAGTTAGTTGCCAAAGGCAAAACTCTAACAGTGGCGAAATCATGCCATCAGCCGCACGGGAACGCAATAGGCCCTCATGCAGCCTCGCGCATTTCGTAAATTACGGCGGCAACCGGGCTCAAAGCGCGGCGATCAAAATCCTCACAACACTCGAAAATCAGCTGCAGCACACCACCCCAGTCCCGGTCCCAATTACACGACTCAAGGCGCACTTCGTAGATTTGCCACATCCACGCCCTAAACTTCTCCGCGTTGACTAGCGGATCTTCGTTCGCCGACTGTCCGCCCTGATGCATGTGCCGGTATCGGCGCATCACGCCCTTCACCACATACTCCAGCTTCTCGCGCTTGGCGGCCGTCATCCGGGGCGACTTGCCGACCACCATCAGGAACACGACCTCTTCGGCGGCTTCTCGGATGTCGGCGCTCTGCTCGGCGGCGTACATGAAGTCACCGAACACGCGGATCTGCGGATGCAGCCGAGCGATAACCGATTGGATATGCCCGGCCAAGGCCCCGTGCACAGCGTGATTAGCTGTAGGCCCGCGCTGAGTGCCCTGCACGACTACGCCTAACTCAGAGGCATCGGAGGTCTGGCCCGGGGCCGGGTTGTAGTTGCAGTCGTGCCAAGCCTGACGTGCCGAGTCAATTCTCATGCTGCTGCCCTCTTCAGTTCTCTGCTCTTTGCCTGGTAGTCGGCCTTGATGGCCTTGATCTCTTCTACGGTGTACTTGCGGGCCGGGTGAGGCCCTTCCAGCCAATCCACCTTTTCGGCGCCGATGCGAAGCACCAGGCGGATGCGGTACTCAACGGCGTTACCCGACAAGTTGCGATTGCACTTCACGCACTGGCGGTGGATGTTCAGCGGCTCAAAACGCAGTTCAGGGCAGGCGCCTACGGATCGATAATGCCCAGCATCCCAACGGCTGCCGGTCATAAGGTCGTAATCGTTGGGCAGCGAATCGCAGCTGATGCATGTCAGGTGGGCGTCACGCAGGCGGATAAACTCGTTTACGGCGGCTTGAGCCTCGCGCAAGTGATCCGCCCTGCTCTTCAGCTTCTCCTTGCGAACCTTGATCTCCCGGCGTTCGATCTGGGCCAGAGATTTGCGCGCCCGCTCAAGATTCTTCGGAGCATCCAGAATCGCGCAGGCAGGACTGCATACGGCCTGGCCCAAACGTGCAGGGACGAATAAAACCCCGCACGCTGCGACTCGGCATTTCTTTAGTTTGGGCTGCCTTGGGGAAATGCTCATCCATAACTCCCAATCTGATCCGCAGCACTCAAGGCGTCCTGTTCCGTTTCAAAGTGCGCGGATAGCACCAGACGCCAGCAGGCGTTGAACACGTCGCGGTAAAGCGGCTCAAATGAGAGGTCGTCCATATTGGCCCAACTGATCGACTTGGCCTCTTTGCGGATGCCCTCAGGGGTATGCACCAGATGGAAGTGCCCTGCTTCGATGGTTACCCACTCACGAAAGGCTTCGCGGCTTTTATCAACCGCCGGGAAGCGCTCAGCCCGGGCAAACTCAAGACCTGAGATATACGCCGCCACTGCATCCGATAACTGTCCGGGCTTTCCACTCTGCGCTTCGAAGAACTTGGCCAGCCCCTGAATGCCGCGAAGCTCCTGCCGCGGAATCAGCCCTCCGACAGGCTCCCAGTACTCCCAAGCCAGATCGAGCATCGAGAAGAACTTTCCATGAAATTTGGCGTTGCGCATTTTGGTGAACTTACCGTGGATGACCTGACCCAACTTCCACTTCTGTGTCAATTCGCGGTCCGCCTCGGTTGCCGGTACCAGCCCTTGCGCAGTGCGGATCAATGCGACTTCAGCCACGGCGAACACCCCGCAACCTCAACGCCAATAGCTCAGCACAAGTGATGCAATCACGAACACCTGGAACTGCGAGACGGCGTCCTTCGGAGATTTCCTCCCCGCACTCACATTCAAGAGCGCTCTCACCGCTGTAAATCACACGAGCCGCAAGAGCTGAAGCCAGCTCTTTTTCAATACGTGCATCTGCAAAATCGACATCATCGGCCATTAGAAAACCTCCTTGCCGCGTTCTGACTCCCAGTCGAAAGGAATGACGATCACTCTGCCCTCCCGCAGGCGATCGATGCAGCGCTCACCCATGGCTGCAGGAAGCGACTGACCGTCCAGATTGGAAATGATCACTGTCGGGCGTAGCTCTTCGTAGCGCCCATTGATGATTGAAAACAAAGTGGTTAGCTCGAAGTCGCTGGGGTTTTCTTTACTGACTCCGATCTCGTCCAGGATGAGAAGTGATGGGCTGACCAGGCTCGACAGGATCTGACTTTCGCTCTGTACGCTGGTCTTGTCGTAGGTGGCGCGAATGGCCAGTAGTACGGCGCCGATAGTGCGATACACGGCTGTCGCAGTGGACTTGCCCATAATTTCGTTGGCTATGCCAACGGACAGGTGCGTCTTGCCTGTACCTGGCTTTCCCAGTAGCAACAGGCAGCGGCCAGTTTCTGAAATCTGCGAGAACTCGTCTGCATATCGACGGCAAGTTGCCAAAGCCTTGCGCTGCCCAGGGTTGGTAACGATGTAACCGTCCAGGGTCTTGCTGGCAAAACGTTTCGGGATCAGTGCAGCACCGAGCTTGCGCTCCATGGCCATGCGCAGCTCCAAAGCCTTGCTGGCCTGCTCGGCTGCCTCGGTTTTTTCGCGAAGGATCCGACTACACGCAGGGCATCCGCTTTTCAGCTCCTTGCCCAAGAGCTTGAAAATCTTCTGGTCGTAGGAGCCATGGGTCTCGCACTCAGCCGGCTGGTTTCGAGTGTCTGGCGGCAGATCAGGGGCTGGGTGAACAGGTTCAGATCGCATAGGACCCGTCCTCACGCTGAATCAGGCCCGCGGTGTAATCCCGATCATCGAAGCCGGTGTGACTGGAGCGGAATTCGTTGAGGCGCTTGAGCACCCACGAGGCTTTGAAGCCCTGCCACCCGGCTGTCAGGGCTTCGGTGATCGCATCACTTGCAGTGATACCGGCTTCGGCACATTTGGCCAGTTCGGCGTTCACGGCAGACCATACCGTGGCGGTTACAGCGGCTCGCTTCGCCTTCCGCTGGCTCAGCCAATCGGCCAGCAACTGCTCCGGGATGTGGTGAGGATTATCGGCAAGCAGTTGGGCCAAGCCGAACGGTGTCTTGCGATCAGGCTTCGACGGTTCGGTTGGCTCTTGGGGCGGATTAATCTCTTTCGAAGAAAGAGTTAATAGGGGTTCTTTCTTTGAATAAAGAAGGGAGTCGTCGGTTTTGGTCTGTTTCGCTGCTGAGCCGATTCGGACCACTTGAGCCGAATCAGATGATATGGTCTGTTTCGGCTCTACGACAAAGATCCACTCTTTGGGGTCGCAAACACCTATATCACCGCGCGCACCACCTTCCCGATACAGCACACGCCGGCGTAGCAGGCCGGAGATAGCCTTCGATACCGTGTCAGGGTGGATATGGGTTGCCTTGGCGATATCGACCGCAGGGATGCGATGGGCGCCCGTGTTGAAGTTCAAGGTGGCTTTGGCCACGTACAGAACAATCTTCAACTCACGTGCCGATAAATCGATGGACATCAAGGCATCCATCATCTGGTTGTCCATACGGGTGAATCCCCGGGGGTTGTGTAACGCGACAATGTTTGGCATGATTTCTCTCGCAAACCGCTGTAGAAGAAGCCGACCTCGTACGTCGGCTTTTTTGTGCCTGTAATTCAGGCAGCCTTAACCGACGCGTCCATCACATCTAGGCTCTGCCGAACGTGACTAATCTCTTGGCGTATCCGAGATTTCTCACCACTGTTGACGTGGTTGTCTTCCAGCGCTGTGTGGATAGCAATAGTGAGTTCAGCTACCTCTTTCCCAACGCTGGCCAAGGACGCAGTGAGCCCCTGAGCTTGTGGTGGGATCTTCTGCATCAGGTCAAACCCGAACTCATCTGCTAGTGCTATCAATGGGCGCATATCGCCGGTGTGCAGCAAGATCCCGAACAGATGCTCAACCGTCAGGTGGTGGGCGTCGTTGTCCGGGTTAGCACGCTGAAGCAGGCTCACATGCGCAACACCCATCTTTGCTGCTAGCGGTTTCGCCTCGTTATCTAAAACAGCGCTTTGGCAGGCCCGCAGGAAATCTTCCATTCGTAAAACCTCTGCTCTATTTCCGTGGCGCCCTATCGGGGAGTGGGCGAAAATTAGTTTTATGGGTAAGTTCCGGAAAGCTGTTAGCTGGCGAGCTTTAAAGCTTGCCCAGGAATTGCTGCCGAAAGCAGCCACTCGGCCGTGAACTGGCCTGACGAAGCAGCAGCCAACACATAGGCATAGCGGGTTTCACCTGAGTACTCGGTACGAGGTAGGGAGTCGGCAGCAATCCACTTGTAGATAGCTCTCTGACTGACGCCGCAAATGACCGAAGCTTTTGCTACCCCTCCGACCTTGGTGATTGAATCTTTGAGAGCACTCATGGCATGGCCCTCCGGCCCAATGTGAACTGTTAGTACATATTAAGTCGGAACTGAAAGTACATGCAAGCTCATGAGATATTGAACCTATGGTTCATATAGAAGATTTGAGGGCAGCCTTCGTCGCGCGCCTGAAAAAAGCCCTAGAGGCAAAAGACATCCCTCAGTGGGGGGCAGGTGTTCGCTTGGCCAAAATGGCTAAAGTTACACCTAAAGCAGCCAGTAAATGGATGAACGGAGAGTCCATCCCCGGAGCTGCCAAAATGCTTGCTCTAGCTACTGCACTCGACGTGAAAGTTGAATGGCTTCAGCACGGAGCCGGCCCAGGTCCCGGAGAGCGAGTTCAAGAAGTAATCGAATCCTCTATACCTAAAGAGGTATTGTCCGTTCCGCAGTCTCCCCAGCCTTGCGTGCTCTCGGACGACGATGGAGAGAAATACACTTTCATCGATCAATACGATGCTCGTGCATCTGCTGGAACTGGCTGTGAAAACCCTCATGTGGTGGTACGAAACACCCTGGCCTTCAAAACTGAATGGTTGCGAGCGAAAGGGGTTAAAGCGAAAAATCTGAAAGTCATTTATGCCCACGGCGAGAGCATGTGGCCAACCATCACCGACCATGATGTGTTGCTGATGGATAAGTCGCGTGTAGAGCCAGTGAGTGGTCAGATTTTTGTCATGGGCAATCTCGAAGGCAACATCGTGAAGCGCCTGGTTAGATCTGGTGATGGATGGATCATTAGCAGCGATAACCCAGACAAATCGAAGTACCCAGACAAAAATCTATCAGATGAAGAGATCAACGAGCACCGCATCCTCGGCCGAGTCATCTGGCGCGGCGGCGACCTTTAGGAGCCCTCCCCCATGCCCCTCACCAAACCCAACCAGCAGCTGCGCCGCGACTTAAAAGAGGCTACATCTCTGTGCAGAGCATGGGCGAGCACCAAATAAAATAACCCACGGATAATTTTCCAGCCTAACTCATCGAATCAAGGATGATCGTCTCAGTGAAAATCAGCTATTTCGGGTACAGTCTCCAGCACAAAGTCAGTCACGAAACTCATCTTGTAGATTTATCTAAGGTGCTTCTTTCGTTTGCAGATTTAGATAGCCCTACATTCAAAAGCAGTTTCCGGTTCAACTCGGAATATATATACCTAAAAAAATTATCTGACAACGTCTGCGTTTTGTTAATGACGAGAGATGGCGAAAAATTCAAATCCATAAATACTTCAAATTTTTCTATAAGTGAGGTTCGAAAGATACTTGGGGCAGATGAAAAAATTGGATTTGCGTCATACGTGATAATAAAGCCAAATTTTTTCGGATTCGCATCCTCATCGTTATCTCCAAAATTTGACGTATTTACATGGCTTGTAAACGAACTTTTAAGCAGAACGGACAACGGCAACCTAGCATTCTGCATAAGCCCTCTGATAAAGCAAGCTACCAAAGAAGAGGCCGTTAGTATGGAGTATATTGGCAGAACCACAATAGAGGTAACTAGAGATAACAGCCTAGCTCGCCACCTCCTGAACTTTCTCGCAGTAAAAAGCGGCACCGACGAACTTGATTCAATAGAGATAACTATTAAGCCAAAATACGGGAGAAGTGTTAAGCCTATTGTGGAAGCCCTTATATCTGAGACATCTGATGAAGGGTTGAAAAAACTGATTTTGAAAGCGAAAAATGATGCCTCATCTGCTATGCTAGACCTCTATGTGGCTGGCAGGGGCGTGATTTCAGACACTTTGGATGTGGCGGATGAGCTGTCAATTTCATCTGTTATTGAAGACAAGATAAGCAAAAATTCTATTCTTCAAGAGCAGTTAATGGAGTATACAAATAATGGACAAGTCGACAAAGCTGATTTTAGCAGGATTCTTCGTTATTCTGATGAGCCTGCCTGGACCGCTTTCGTTGATAATTTACCAAGTGATTACAAGCTACAATAGTGAGTATTCGTTAAGCCTGAGTGGACAGAAGAGCAATCTTGGCGTAATACTTGCCACATACGCATTTACAATGCTCGGATTTCTTGCTGCCGTGGTGGCGATATTACTAAATTTCTCGCAATCACAAACGTTCAAGAAATACAAAAAAAACAACTACCTTGATATTTTTTTCTGCATCTACTTTCTTTGCATGATCTCACTAGCTGCCACGTTTCTTTTATCCATACTATCTCTATCTTCTGCTCCAACCACATTCTTTATGCGAGCGGCCTTAGCAATTTCAATTAACACGCTGACTCAAGTTTCAGTGATTAGCGTGGTCATAATCAATATTTGCAGAAAGTCTTTGTAATCTTGTTCTGGTAATAGCCCGGCTCAGCACCTGGCTTCTTGTGTCTGGCTCCCCAGATACCGAGTCGAGGCTCCAACCCCTCGGTACTGGCCCGCCTGTCCCCCACAGGCGGTTTTTTTGTGTCTGTAACTCGAGAAGCCCGCCGAGTGATAACCCAAAAGGACGATGTTGCGTTTCAGTGTGTATTTGATGCTGCCTAAGTATTCGTTGCACATAAAGCGCCTAATCGGACGCCGCTGCCTACCAAACCCTGTATCCATTCGCGAGCAAGGATGAGTGTGATGAGCAATAGCACTATCGAATTGACCAATCTGCTCTACCACTACGCAGAAAGAATGGACGGGGGGGATCTTGAAGGTGCCGCAGCCCTCTTCAAGCATGCACGCATCAAGGTCCAGAGCCGCCAAAGTTTTCTTGACGCGGCTGACCTGCTACAGCTCTGGAAGCAACACGTAACAATCTACGCTTGCGGGACTCCGCGAACAAAACATGTCATCAGCAATCCGATCATAGAAATCGATGAAGACTCAGGCAAGGCGACGATGCGCTCCTACTACACAGTCTTTCAGGCAACCCACGAACTACCACTGCAGCCAATCGCTGCGGGTCGTTACCACGACGAATTCGAGCGTGTCGGCCAGACGTGGCGTTTTTGCTTTCGCGATTACTCACTGCTGGAATTCACGGGCGACATGAGATTTCATCTGAAGGGCTATAAGGGCTAGAGCCCAAGTGCTCCGCCGAACTGTACAGAATTTATGGCCGCCCTTTCCGACGATCCAACCCTGGCCCTACTCAGTCGCTAGAATCAAAATATCAGCTCCCTGGGCTCTGGATCGATAAGAGAGGCTCCGCAGAGACATCCTATCGAATTAGCGAACACCTCGAGACATTGTCAGACGACAGTGATGCTATTGCCGAGTTGCTGGTCGATCTAATAGCCAAGTGGGTACCTGAAGCTGAGACTGACCCAGAGGATTGAGCTCGTTTCCCGGCGTCACCACAGGCGCCCTTTTTGTGGCTCCTGAGCAGCGCAGGAATGGCATCGACTAGTCAAAGCTGCTTAAACACTTTCTGTGTAATCTCTTGAAGCCCAGCCTCCGTAATCTCCTTCCAGTCGTTTTCAGTTACCGCTTGCATACTCTCTCGTTTCTGGGTCACGACTTCAAAATCTGCTGCGCCTTCGGTCTCGATCTTCAAATGGGATTTGTTATTTACAGCCACAGAAAAGAATCCTGGGGAATACCATGCCCAGAACTCAACGATGTGTACCTTCACGTGGCTGGCATCACCAACGGCTGGATCGGTTACAACTTCATAACCCGCCTGTCTGTACGCAGATATTACTGCCTCGCTAACCACGCCTGAAACTGTTCGTCCAGAGGGGAGCAACACATCTCCGTAAGCCTTTCCAAAGTCGCCACGCTTACGAGCGATGGCCCGTTCGGTAATCGACTTGTCGGTAATCTCATCGTTTTTCAGCGAAGGAATGTCTGCGCTACGGGGCTTTATCTGAAAATCTCGCTCGTCCATAGCGCTGATGACCACCTTCTTTCCATTGCTAACAGCTACACCCAGAGCAGGGCTTGGCTGTGTGGCACTTACATCAACTTCCGACCTGCTGTGAACGCACCCAGCCAACAACACTATTGCTGACATCCCTAACGCTATGCGAATACTCATATGTTCCACCTAACTCGTGTCGCCTTCATTGGCTTGGCTGAGGATCAACCAGCGAAGATTACAATGAGTTAATGGCACTTCGATAGCATGGATTGTGCATGCCTCCACCCAATGGTGGCTGTCCGCTACGAGTGGTAGAGTTCGGACTTGATTATGGGAGGCGGCTAAATGAAAGGACTGGGGATTTTTGCCATAGTTGTGGGCATCGGCTGGATGATATTTGCGCTGAGCATGGACGTATCTGTCTCTACCGGCATGGGGAGAGTTAATAACCTCGGGCTGATGGCCGACCGTCAATTGCATACGATAGTGGGTGGCATGATTGCTTTGGCTGGCCTTCTCATGTTGCTTTTTGGGGGCAAAGTGTTGGCCTTGCCCGCTTCAATGCCGACCCAGATGGACACCCGCCCCTGCCCTCTGTGTGCCGAAACCATTAAGTGTGCAGCCATCAAATGCAAACACTGTGGTGCTGAGTTTGCAGCTGTCCCCACCCCTTTACATGTTGAAGGGCGCATTACGTCGCCAGGAGAGGCTCAGAATCTTTCCCAGCAAGCGTGGGCTCTAACTATCCCATGCAGAAAAGATTCAGACCGTGAACTAGCAACAACTACTGCCGATCTATTGGGCCTGCCCTCTTTGCCCACTACAGATGTCTTTCTTAGATATGGCCCGTACCACTCCAAAACCGAAGCTGGAGAAGTTTTGAGGCGGCTCACTGAAAAAGGCGTCCACGGCAACATCGAGGAAATCCGAAGGCCTTGAGGTCTTAACATTCAAATCGAGAAGCCCGCCCTGTGCGGGCTTTTTTGTACCCATAGGAAAATTATGTACTTTTGGTTCTTGATTAATATGAACCAATGGTACATATTTGATCCCGAGCCAAGCATCACTAGCCCTGAAGCGAAGCCAACCGCTCTTTAACAACCTGATGGACGCCGAGCTGGCCGATGCATAGCCAGCGGACTTACCGCGCAACGGTACGCAGCGATTCGACCTCATTTCGGCGCTGGGCACAGGAGACCTCATTCGGAGGGCGTAGCCGGAAAGGCTGCGTGATGACTTAAAGGCCAAAGGCCTGACGGGAATCGACGTGAAAGCGAACGTCGGCCTGTGCAAATGGAAATTTTCACTGATGCACCTGGTTACCCGGGTGCATTGGGAAAATCACCGGAGATATACCAATGCCTCAAGCAATCAGCTTTCCAATCGAAGGATTGAAGGTAACTGTCTCAGGCCCCGAACTTCGAAGCCTTTGCAATAAACAGGCAGAGTTTCACCAGGAGCGCGCCGGCGCTTACGCCAAACAGCACAGCAGTCTTGAGGACGCTCAGATAGAAGCCATGCAGTACTCGAATGGCGATCCGAAGAAGGCGCTGGCAGATAAGAAGGCCGAACACGAAAACAAAGCCCGTGAACTGAGATTCATCGCAGACCACATCAAGCAGGATTCAGATTACCTGCTGGATCGCTCGGCGCTCACTGAGATCGGCGTCATCCGTAGCTCTCGCGGCTTCTTCTGAGCGAAGCGATTGCGCCATCACTTGAAAGACTCGTAATAGAGCATTTCACTGGCAGGCCTTGGCTACAGGGCCTGATGGGAAATTACACAAGGAGAAGGACCATGTTGATACTCGCCCGCCGCGTAGGCGAAACCATCCGCATCAACAACGACATCAGCATCCAGGTGCTAAGTGTTAACGGCCAGCAAGTCAAGATAGGAATCACCGCCCCGACAGATGTTGCGGTTCACCGGGAAGAGATTTACCTGCGGATTCAGGCAGAACGCGAACCTAAAAGCGCGGCTTGATCCGGCAGCATCACTTCTGCCCATTCAATGAGTGGGCAGCGGGATGCGGACGAAATCGCGGCCTATAACCGCCCACCTGCATCAAATCGCCCGACCTAGGGCGCGCTCAAGTCAGGATGAGCTGGAGACGGCAGTGGAACTCGGCGCCGGAGACGTAACCGGCACCCCAAGCTATTCCGAAGGCACAACAGGCTGTACTCGGCACATCCCGGGCAGTGTCGAGCGATAGCACTTCAAGTGCTTAGCCCGTCAGAAGTTCGCCACGAATGATATCTCGACTCCTGCATTCGCAGGCAGCACGGAACGGGGCAACTTTTTTGCGATGCACCAAATCTTGGGCGGCAGGCTCATTTATAAAGCCTATCCACTCGCTTGTTTCGTTTGCCCCCTCATCGGATCGCAGAACTTCAACTCCTTTACGACCGCATGCCTGACATATAGCTACATAGCGATATTCATCGGTAGACATTGCTCAGCTCCTGCTCTGCACGGTTCACCGAATTTATCACCCATCCTATTTGACCGCATTAGCAGATACCAGACCAGTCTCACGGCTGGGTTTGGTCACCCGTGCTTGGCATCTGGCTAATGCGGTTTACGCCTGGAGGCGACCATGAACCCAAGTCAACACGCTTACTGTGATGTAGCGCTCGCCATGCACCAGCGCCGCAATATGTCCGTCGCGCTTCACCTCGGACTGGTCGGCTCCACCCCGCCGAAGAACACCCTGCGTTACCGGGTCATCCCCGTGAGCGGTGAGTTCTTCCATATCGTCGATTCTCGCACCAGCAAGGTGAAGGGCTTTCGCCGTGACCATAACGCCGCCTGCGCCTTCGCACGCAAACTTGAGCAGGAGTAGCTGCTATGCCTGACTTTCTCGATACCGTCGAAGGCCCTGACTGGCTTCACGATGCAATCAACAGCCTGATTTGCGGTGATAGCGTTACCTCGCCGCGGCCTTTTGGTAAAGCGGTTGCACTGGTCACGCCGCAGTCTCTGTACGAAGCCCTGGCCGAGCACCTTGGCGCACAGGAGCACATTGCTCCCCTACTTACCGAAAACCGCGAATATCCGATTGAGCAGATGATTTGCGAGATTGTTGCGGGTGGGCGCCGCGTTCACGGCAAGGCCTACGACTTGGCCTGCTCTGCTCTTGGTGCGCCAAAGGCAAAGCATCACCCAACAGCGCTGCATGATGTGGCAGAAGCGCTGATTCGGCCTTGGGCAAACGAATACGGCCAAGCCCGCACTGAAGAACTGGCGGCAGATGCTGCGGCGGATCGGTTTGAACATCGAGAGGACGCCGCGTGACCTCCCGCCAACGCCAGCGCCGCTACGCATTCTGGCGCGGATCAGCTCCAGTCCTCGCCCTGTTCACCTTCCTGATGTTGCTCAGCGCCTTCGCTGACAGTATCACCCAGTAAGCCTTCCCCATTTGAACGCTGCGTGCATCGCGGCAAGGATTCCCCATGTCCGCAGAACAGAAACCCATCACCATCGAAGACATTAGCGCCGACAACGCGCCGGCGATCTACGTCACTGGCGGACTGAATCAGTTCTTCAGCGTGGTAGAGAAAGAGGTTACCGCCGAGGTGCCTGACCTCTCCACCCGCAAAGGTCGCGAGCGTATTGCCTCCCTGGCTGCCAAGGTGAGCAAGTCCAAGTCCGCTGTAGAGAAACCCGGCCGCGACTACCTGAAACGCCTAAAAGAAATGCCGAAGGTCGTTGAGACTGAGTTGCGCGAGTTCGTCACCAAAATGGACGCCCTGCGTGATGCCACTCGTAAGCCGCTGACAGACTGGGAACAGGCAGAACTGGCCAGAACCGATAAGCACGTCGATGGCATCCAAGACATTAAGGACACGCTAGTTTTCGAGGGTGCGCCTACAGCGTCCGCGGTAATCCAGGTCATTGCAGCCCTTGACCTGGTGCCTATGGATGATAGTTGGGAAGAGTTCCTTGCCGAAGCCGCTCAGGTTAAGGATCAGACGCTGGCGAAACTGCGCTCCCTGCTGGCCGAGCGCACGCAGTACGAAGCTGAGCAGGCCGAGCTGGTCCGTCTGCGAGAAGAAAAGGAAGCCCGCGACAAGAAAGATCGTGATGAGCAGATCGCCCGCGAAGCTGCCGAACAAGCCACTCGAGAAGCCGAAACCAAGGTTCAGCGCGAGCGTGACGCAGAGGCTAAACGCGTCCAGGACGAGCAAGCCGCCGCCGAGAAGCGCGAACAGGGACTAAGGCTTCAGACGGAACAAGCCGAGCGCCGAGCCGAGCAGGCAAAGCGAGAGCGCATCGAAGCAGAGCAAAACGCAGAGCGCGAGCGGTTGGCAGGCATCGAGAGGCAGAAAGCAGCTGTCGAGCAAGCCCGCAAGAACGAGATCGCCAGACAGCACGCGGAAGCTGACGAAGAGCGCCGCCAAACTGCAGCCCGCGAAGCAAACAAGGCTCACCAAGCCAAGATCAACCGCGCCGCCTTGGAAGCCTTCATCACCGGCGGCATGACCGAAGAATGCGCAAAGCAGGCGATCACCCTGATTGCACAGCGCAAGATCCCTGCCATTTCAATTTCGTACTGAGGTCGCCATGAGCAATCTTGCAGTGAAAGACAAGGTCGAGCGCTTGCCGGCCGTACAAAGTGAATCTGCCACGATCATGGCGATCATCCAGCAGGTGGCCATGTCGCCGGACGCTGACATCGACAAGATGGAACGCCTGATGGCGATGCATGAGCGCTTTCAGGCACAGCAGGCCAAACAGCAGTACGACGATGCGCTGGCCCAGATGCAGGAAGAAATGCCTGTAATCGGAGAGCGCGGCGGCATTAAGGACAAGAGCGGACGCATCCAGAGCACCTACGCGCTTTGGGAAGATATTAACGAAATGATCAAGCCGGTCATGGCCAAGTATGGCTTCGCCCTCACCTTTCGCACCCCACGCAATGAGCGCGGCATTGAGGTTGAAGGCGTGCTCAGTCATCGCACAGGGCACCGGGAAGTGACCTCGATGGTCTTGCCCGTCGACACCTCAGGCAGCAAGAACGGCGTTCAGGCTGTTGCCTCCAGCGTTAGCTATGGCAAACGCTACACCGCAGGCCTGTTATTGAACATCACCACCACAGGCGAAGACGACGACGGTAACGGGCCTGCCGCATCTATAACGCCGCGCGTGACCTCAGCTCAGGCCACACAGATCGCCATGCTCCTAGAGAAGTGCAGCGACAAAGCAAAAGCCGCGTTTGCAGGCATTCACGGCAAACCTACTGCAGTTGAAAAAGCAGCATTCGACCAGGTACTGGCCATGCTCACCAAATCCGCCGCAACCAATGCTGCAACACCAGAGGCAGACAAACAATGAAGATCATCAGCAACGTAGAACAAGGAACTCCTGAGTGGTTGGCGCTGCGCTTGGGCATCGTCACCTGCTCCGAGCTCGATACCCTGCTTGTTAACGGCAAGGGTGAGGCAGGCCTAGGCGCCGGCGCGTTTACCTACATGGATACGCTAATCGGTGAGCGCATCACAGGCGAGGCTGCTGACCCGTTTACGGGGAACCGTCATACCGAGCGCGGCCACGAACTGGAGGGTACCGGTCGCCAGCTTTTTGAAGCTCAAACCGGCGTTACCACACAGCAGGTTGGCATCATCCTCAATCACGGCATCGGTTATTCGCCTGACTCGCTGATCGGTTCAGACGGTCTCTGCGAGATAAAAACCAAGCTGCCGAAGTTTCAGGTCGGAGTGATTCTGGGTAACGAAATACCCAAGGACCACATCGCGCAATGCCAAGGCGGCTTGTGGGTATCAGAGCGCGAATGGATCGACTTCGTCAGCTACTGGCCCGGCATGCCACTGTTCATCAAGCGCGCCTATCGCGACGAAGCAATGATCCGAAAGCTGTCCGAACGCGTCAAAACCTTCTACGAAATCCTCGATGAGCGCATGAGTAAAGTGCTCGGGATCGCAGCCTAAACCGGAGCCAACATGCCACAACTTACCGATATCGGCCGGATTGGCCGGGACGCTGAACTTCGCTATACCACCGGCCAAAACCCTACCGCCGTTGTCGCCCTGACCTTGGCCTGTGATTACGGCCGCAAAGGTCAGGATGGCAAAAAGCCGACCCAGTGGGTCGAAGCCGTCATTTTTGGCAAACAGGCCGAAGCGATGGCGCCGTACCTAGTGCGTGGCCAGCTCATGCACTTCACCATTGATGATGCGCACATTGAAGAGTTCAAACGAGGCGATGGCACGCCGGGTAACAAGCTGACCGGAAAAGTGATTGCCATCAAGTTTGCAGGCTCTCCACCGCAAGGAGTTCAGCAACAACAGCAAGCCCAACAGCAGCGACCTCAGCAGCAAGCACCGCAGCAAAGCCAGCAAGGCACCAACGGCCCGGACTACGACAGCTTCGATGACGACATACCTTTCGCACCTCATCACCACCTAAACGGTGCCTGATGCGCCGTATCAATCGAGTCCAGCAACGCAAACGTCAACCATGGCTGGCACTGCCGGCCAGCGGAATCGAAGAGGTAGGCTATGGTCGAGGAAGAGCAGCAGCCAACAGCGGAAGCACTGAAGCAAAAGAGGAAGCGCGAGAAGGCAGCTGCAAAGGACGCAGCATTGGGGGTCGAGAAGTTTACGGTTGAGGTGGCTGGAGTCTTCAAGGCTGAACTGAAGCGCTTGATGAGGGTGCATGGAATCAACAACCAGCAGGACGTTCACCAGCGCCTACTGCAAAACCTGATCGATGCAGACTTCAGCACTGCTGCCAAAATGCTGGAGCGTGTCACGACACCTTATGAGCCAAACGAAAAGGTGTCGCGAGCGTTTTACGACCAGAGCATGCTGATGACTCAGCAAGAGCCAGGCGATGAAATCATATCGCCCGGATAAGAAATTGGTGGGAACGAGGGGAGTTGAACCCCTTGCGGTGCTGTCCGGAAACCAGTGTTACTCGTCGAGTTCTTCGCAATTTGAAAATCGAACGTTCCCAGAACCGCCCCACCTAATTCAAATGCTGCAGTCGTGCTCATCAGTAATACCCCTAGATCAATGTCGGTGAAAAATGGAGCTGCCAATAGAAGCGCAGGCCCGCCTACTGTGATTAGGTCCGATGCAATAGCCAAACCGCGGAAAAACTTCTCTTTTACGCCAGCCTTTACTCCGTGCTCGTTAGAGGTCGCCATAGGACGAACTCTGCAATGGCCGCGATATTACACGCTGATGACCTAAAAATTCAAACCATGCCACTCACCGTGATATCGGAGGGCGGCGCCATCCCGAGGTAAGCCCATGCCAATCCGTCACAGCATCATCCACCAGATCGACAAGAAGCCAGACGGCAGCCCTGCCATCTTGCACGTTAGCAATACCGAGCTGGCCGAATCGCAGGCCACTGAAAACCTGCTCCACGACCTGAACGTCGCCTACAACGCAAAGTCTGGCAAGGCCTGGAGCTTATTTCATGCTCAGTCCGGCGCCTTCCCCTTCAGCGGCTGGTTGCAGGCCTATATCGAATACGGCGACTTTATCGAGTTCAGCCACACCGCTGTCGAGCATCTACAAAAGCTCATGGAGGAATCAAACCTAAGTGTTAGCGGGCATGTTCTGCTGGCCCACTATCAGCAAGGCCTGACCGACTACCTGATAGTTGGCCTGCTCCAGCACAGCGAAGGGGTCACCGTGAATGCTGACCTCAGCGTCACGCCTTCCAAGCATCTGGACTTCGGCAACATCAGCCTGGCAGCCCGGATCAATATCTCGGAATGGCGCAGCAACCCGAAGTCGCGGCAGTACATTTCGTACCTAAAAGGTTCGAAGGGCCGCAAAGCGACCGACTACTTCCGCGACTTCATCGGCTGTCAGGAAGGTGTCTACGGACCAGGCGAAACCCGAACTTTGCTCAAGGTATTCAGCGACTTTGTAACTGCTGAGGATTTGCACGAAGACAGCGCCCGCGAAAAGACTCAGGCGCTGGTCAGCTACTCAATGGCCCAGGCCAAGATTGGCGAACCGATCACTCTGGATGAGCTGTCGGAACTGATCGACGAAGACCGCCCGAAAGCTTTCTATGACTTCATTCGCAACAAGGACTACGCCTATCTGCGGAAATCCCAGCCGATAAGCGCACCCTAAGCCAGTTCCGCCGCTTCACCGGGCGAGCTGAAGGTATGTCGATCAGCTTCGAGGCTCACAAGCTTGGATCGAAAGTTGAGTACGACAAGGCGGCAGACACGCTGACTTTGCGCGGTCTGCCAACACAGCTCGTCGATCAGCTCAAGCGGGCCTCTTAACGCTGTACATCTGTCAGAGTAAGCAGGCGGTAACCAAGAGCAGGAAGGTCGGTGTAGATCAAATCCTCGATATCCTTCCAGCACCCATCTTTGTTGTCGCCTCTAAGGTGGCTCTCGAGGTACGTTAGATGGCGGCTCATGTCCTTCTTACGATGCCAATCCTCACCGCCTAATGCGCTGAGAGGCTGAGCAGCTTCTTTTAATGAGACTGCGAGTGGAAGCAGTTCATGGGCGTCAAGTTCATCCCACTGCCTATGGATTTCCAGTGCCTTCTGGTTAAGCTGGTGGTACGTCTTTAGCTCGGTAATTCCAACCATTCGCTACTCCTTGATCCGGCTCCATGCCGGTCACCCGTAATACCCTATATCAACGAATTGCGCCATTAGCAGAGTCAGGGAATGCCTTGTGAAAATCGTCTGCCAAGGACAGAAAATCGTTGGACTTGGACATATCAGAACTCAAAACTATAGTATTATTTTTCGCCTGCTCAAAAACCGCTGTAAATTCCGGCGCGGGATTTTTTCCAACTATGAATTTAAAAAAACCCCCAGGACATCAAACTCGTGCAGACAGCAACCAGGACCCTCGAAACACACGGGAAACCTTAACAATTTATGAAGATTATAATTGGTATTAAGGGTAACAATTAATCGAACATCTTTAATGGCATCAGTACTGCCAAGTAAATAATCTTCAAATCTACTTTCATACTTTCGACCCAGCGTTCCTTTATGTGTAGATGGATGTAAACCCCAGTCCCAAACATTGGAACGCCAAATAACACTTGCACCGAAGTAAAACAGACTTTCTAAAATATCCGCTTTGATTTCAACAGGGTTGAAAAGAGAAAAGTTAGGGCTTGACTGCTTTGAGACACTCGACAAAAGCTGTTCCAGCAAAGGAAAATTAGTGTGGGTCGCCCACATTTTTGATACTGGCCCCTCACCCCGCTTAGAGAACAACTGCTCGCAATCTTCACACAACAAATATTTTGTAACTTGGATATCTGTGAAAAACGACTCACTTGAATGCAAATGAACGCGCATCGGGCTGCCGCCACCCTCAGCTTTGCTGTCTCTGATATGCCTATAAGCCGACTTTGGAATCAAGTGACTGTTTCTAAGTTCCTTCTCGTTACGACAAAGCGCACAAATCATAACCATCCCCGACAGTTTTTCCATAACGCTCAATATACCGGCGAGGAGCCATCATGCCCATCACCTATGGAAGTGTGTGCAGCGATATTGTAGCCGCTACCCAGGCCTGGCACCCGCTGGGCATGAGGGCCGCCTGGCGCGCCGAGATCGAGCACTATTTCACTATTGCGCCAATTTTCCGGACAGGCGAGCATCCGCCATCTGTGAATACGTCCCCACAAGGAAGTCGCTTTGAAATTGCCTGCAGTCAAAAAAGAGAAGCTCGAACGCGCACTTAAGCAGTTCGATGAAAAAATCCGAAACAAACCTGAGTGGAAAGACTGGATGGACAATCAGGCGCACCGCTATGCGATCAGCTCGAATGACCGGCTTTATCCGGCGAAGAAGATCGTGTCCTTGGCTACAGGCACTCCGGTGGGGCTGTTCTCCGGCGGACAGCCTACGAACGGCTACCTGAAGCGCCACGGCTTCACGATCGTCGATCTACCCCGGTCATCGGAGCCAGAGTTGCGGTTTGTGGTTGGGCAGGTGTACGACAGGCAAACAGAGATTCACGATCTGTTCGGCGGAAGCCGGCAGAGCGGGATTTCCCCCTCCGCCCAGTCGCCGGCGATTTTCATCTTCACCGGTGATTCTGGCGAGCAGTACGGGTACGCGGACGAACACCGTGCTGATGGCATGTTCACGTATACCGGCGAAGGCCAATCGAACAACATGACTCTCACCAAAGGCAATCTGGCCATTCTTCAGCACGCCGAAACTGGAAGAGCTGTTCACCTGTTCAGGGCGTTAGGCAAAAGTCAGGGTCAGCGTTACATAGGCGAGTTTTCGTGCGCAAGTCATGAGTGGCGCACTGGCCTCGACAAACACAGCAACGATCGCCAGATCGTCGTGTTCAATCTCGTCCCCGTAGGGCTTGAACTCGACTTGAATGGATTCGACGACATAGATGACGAAGAAGCCTCCACGGATATCTCGCTCGATGAGGCGAGAAAGCTCGCACTTGCGGCCGCTGAGTCAGGTACTGCGGGTGGAAACGGATCAGCTTTGAGGACCGTTTACCGTCGCAGTAAGCGTATTGCTAACTACGTCTTAAGAAGGGCGGACGGAAACTGCGAAAGCTGCGAAAAACCAGCGCCATTCATGAAGAAAAATGGGTCGCCTTATCTGGAGCCACACCACGTTAATCGAGTATCAGACGGCGGCCTCGATCATCCACGGTACATCGGCGCTATCTGTCCCGCCTGTCACCGCGAAATCCACCACGGGTTGAACGGGAAGGTGAAGAACGATGCGTTGAAAGCCTATGTCGCTAGTATCGAACCGGAGTCTTAACAGCGTCTGAATCAGCAGGGTTCCGCCCTGTCTCAGCGACTGCATCCTGGAACGCCCTACGTGTAGTCAACATCTGCCTACGGATGCTGCAGCCGACCGAGCTGTACAAGGCTCAAGGCTTCCCGGGGGACTACATCATCAGCCACGGCTCCGACGGTAAGCCCTTCACCAAAACCCAGCAGGTGCACATGTGCGGGAACAGCGTCAGCCCGCCGCCGATGGCAGCACTGGCACGGGCCAATGATCCATGGCGCGGCGAACAACGCCAAGCGCACGCCGCGTAACTTTCCCACTCCAGCGCCCGGGCATGGCCAGGCAAGGATTCTCCGTGATCGAATTGTCCTGGCGCCTTGTCGCCAAGCTGGTTGCAAGCCCAGCGGTTGCTGCCTGATTCATCACCAATGCCCTGCGCGTCTCCTACCCACACCTCAACAAACAACTAAAGAGCCACTCACATATCGAGACTTATACTTTCCAACGAAACAACCCTACTCATTAAAACTTTCAAATCAGCACTAGGATATGCATCAAGCTCTGCTTGAATAAAATTGATTATTTCTGGAATATCTGAGTCTCGCCTCACAAAAATATATCTAATATCAGACGGGGCAACTTTCAATAAGCAGTTTTCCCTCGTATCTTCATTATGATCCGCCCTTTTCTCAACGTCATCATAAACGCTCTGAAGGATATACTGCTTTACGTCGTCATGCTTAGCAATGTAGCGCCACTCAGACTCCTGATAAAATGCTTTCTCTATAGGCTTATCCTCTATGATCATCGTACCAAATGTAGGTTTTGTAAAAGCGAGAAAATCACGCAATACCACCTTTATCTTGGCTGTTATCCCCGCATCACCTCCCTGATTTGAAAGCGTGTTCAGTTCACGAAAGGCACCTGACACGTTATTTCCACCTGAAACATAAAAAACTGGATTCAAGCCATTTTTTTCGGCCCACTCCCTTGTAAGTCCTATTCCAAACGAGCCATAAAAATCGACGTGCTCAGATATTCGAGTTAGTGGTATTTCACAAAAACAAACCATTGGATAGCCTATGTAGCTGAACTGCTCATAACCAAGCCAGGCGACATCTTCTAAGCAATACCTTGGCCAGAACCCTCCCTTCAAGACCAACTTCAATGTCTCTACGTTTTTGGTAAAGTGAAATAACGCATTAGATTTTGGAGTCATTCCATTGCCTCAAACTAAAAGTTAAAAATCCGCCAACGAATTACTGAAGGCCAACCTAAATATGGATATCACGCATAGCTCTTATGTGAAAATCTGCGCCAGCGCAGTATTCCATTCCAATTGATAAAAATTCAATAGCTTTTTTAAAGTCAGCCGCTACAGCGGCAAGGACGAAGTCATGCCTGAAGAAACTGTTATGCCCGTCGCTCCAGCGGTTATCGAATACGCCTACTCCACCAATGGCGAAGACTGGACAGCCGACTGGAGTTCGTTCCTCGACCAAAACGAAGAGTTGTCCCCTGGCGACGAGTGCCAGCGCGGCGAGATGCGCTACGCAGATCCCGCCGAGTTTGTAGATTCAGACTCAGTGATCAACTCCATGGCCGACAACGCGAACTCAAGCGAACTTGGGGAGTGGGCCGATGACTTTCCCAGCGTCAGCGCCGAAGCCAAGCAGGAACTGGAGGGTCTTCTCGATGCCTGGGCCCGGAAGAATTGCGATTGCTCGTTCTATCGCGTCAAGAACATCGAAACATTCAAGATTACACATGAGGACTTAGAGCATCTAAGCGAGGTGGCACCGTGATTGCCGCTGCAAAAATCCTCGACCCCTGCTGCGGCAGCCGTATGTTCTGGTTTGATAAAGAAGACCAGCGCGCCCTGTTCGGCGATATCCGCGACGAAGAGCACGTGCTCTGTGATGGCCGCGTCTTGAACGTTGAGCCCAATGTCATCATGGACTTTCGCAGCCTGCCCTTTGAAGACGGCGCCTTCAAGATGGTGGTCTTCGATCCGCCGCACCTGACGCGCGCCGGGCGTGATAGCTGGCTGCGGGCCAAGTACGGAATACTCACCGATGACTGGCGCGACGACTTAGCCAAGGGCTTTGCTGAGTGCTTCCGCGTGTTGGCCACCGATGGCGTGCTGATCTTCAAGTGGAACGAAACCCAAGTGAAGGTCAGCGAGATATTGGCTCTCACGGATCAGCAGCCACTCTTTGGGCATAAATCCGGCAAGCGTGTGAACACGCACTGGATGACGTTTATGAAGAGGTAGCCCATGACCCACCACCCCAAAAGCGGCATGTGCTGCGCTTGCCAGCACGCCCGCCGCGATTGCAGCGACCTTCCCTTCAAGGCCATGCCACCGATTCAGCACGATGCCAGCACGGTCATCGTGCGGTGCACCGACTTCAAGCGTTAGGCCTAAGTCTCTATCTAAACCACCTTCTGCCGCCAAGCGCGGCATGGAGCATCACCATGGCAGCAGCAGAACAGCTTGATGAAAACGTCATCGGCGACAAGGTGCCCGAAGCGAAAATGGCCGAGATCCTCGGTACCACAATCGCTGCCTTACGCTCGAAGCGTGCACGGAATCAAATTCCCCTCGGAGTTTGGAACAAGCATGGCAGCAGGATCCTCTACAGCATTAGGAGATATCACGAATGGCTCGAAAGTCAGTGGGTATGCCCGCAGGAATGGACATCCACCACGGTTCAATCCGCATCCGATTTATGTGGAACGGCTGCAGGCGCAGTGAAACGCTCCCCTATCCCCCGACACAGAAAGGCATCAAATCAGCCGCACAGACTAGTGATCAGGTAAACAGCCTAATCAAGCTGGGGTTGCTCGACGACGATAAGTACGCCGAGCTGTTCCCTGGCTCTACAAACGTATCCGGCGGAAAAATCAATTTTGGAGAGTATGCCCAGCTCTGGCTGGATAGCCGCGAAATTGTCGGCGGTACAAAGCTTGGGTATACGGGAGCTCTGAACCTGTACTGGATGCCGACCCTCGCATTGGTGCGGATCGATTTGATCACCACCACACTTCTGCGCCGCACAATGGCGAGCATCAAATGGTCGTCGCCGGCAGTGAAGCGTAATGCCTTGGTCAAACTTTCGACGATCCTCAAGTCCGCGGTTTCAGAGGAGCTAATGGCGAAGAACCCGGCAGCACCACTTGAGCTTCCGAAGCGAAGCAGGAAAGAAATTGACCCCTTCACTCTGGAGGAAGCCAACACCATCATCGAGAAGCTGTACCAGCACGACCACTGGCCCAGCACTATTTATGCGGCTTTTTTCGAGTTTGTGTTTTTTACGGGTATGCGTCTATCTGAAGCCCTGGCCTTGCGGTGGGATGCAGTGAGCATTGAGAAAAGGACTGCCCACGTCTGTCGTGGGATTGCCTTGGGGGAAGTGGTGGAGCGCACAAAAACTGGCGGTGATCGCTTTGTTCTACTCAACGAGCGAGCATTGCACGCTCTGTCGTTCGCCAAAAAATATGCAGAACGTCGGAAAACAGGGGTAGGAAAGATCCTTGAAACGCCTTTCATTTTCCCTCCATCAAAGAACAGCGAGTACGTGAGACAGACGTCTGACCTACACAAACAGTGGAAGCCCACCCTGAAAACACTGGGGTTGCGATACAGACCACCATACAACTGTCGTCACACCTATGCGACAATATGCATTATGTCTGGCATGAACCCCGCATTCATCTCTCAGCAGCTTGGCCATAGCGTCCAAATGTTGCTGTCGACTTATGCGCGATGGATCAACTCAAGCTCCGATTGGAGTGAGCTTGAAAAACTCCAAATTGGTCCCAAATTGGTCCCAGCCCAAATACGCGCTCTCTAA